AAAAATTACCTTCCTATAAAGAAGGATTTAATTTAACTATTGGTGGAAATGGAGTAACTGGCTGGAAAGCCGATGATGAATTTAAACAACATATTAGTGAAATCACATCAGGAGAAAAGAATCCTAATTATGGACATAAATGGACTGATGAAATGAAGAAAAGGCTGTCTTTTCAGAGAAAAGGAAAATATGACAATGCTGACAATCCAAATTCAAAAAAAATTATTTGTGTTGAAACATTAATAATATATTCAACAATAAATCAATTTCAAGATGTCTAAAAGATAAATTCAATGTAGCTAATGGATTTCATTTTGTCCTATACAATGAAGATATTTACCAATATTTACTTACAAACCAATTTGAATATCTATGTGAATGTTATAGAGGAAAGTCAATCTTTGCAGATTGCACTAATAAAATATTTTATAGGAAATACGAACTACAAGATAAACTTTGCAAAACTTTAAACATGACAACAAGAAAAGTCAAATCTATTTTAAAAGAAGAAAATTTTATTATTGATAATATCCAATATGTGTTATTATAAGAGTCGCTATATATAGTGATATATATAGAAAACCCAGAATATCAAGGAAACCCCTTAGAGCTTTATCTACTAAATATTAGAAAGAAATTTTTAATATGGCGATGCCAACTACATCGGTATAGTAACAAGGATAAAGATTGGGCAATCTTGAGAAACAGACCTAAATCGCAAAGATATGGTAAGTTCGCAACGACTACCAATGGGAATCCGAGATAATATCAACGATTATGGTATAGTCTATTCCCTTAATAAATATCGGGAAACCGAGGGTATTAAAGATTGATTATAATGTTTCCAGCCAAGAACCGTTTGTTAGAGCTGCAAAAAAAATAGTGGGGGAACATGGTTGTTATCCATTGATGGCAGTTGAAAAAATGAGCGAAAAATCAGCATGGCAATTATACGCTTCTGTTAGCGGTATCACTCCTACTATTGCTAATCAAGTTTCAAAATATTTGGATTCATATAATGAAACAATAAAACATTTAGAATCGGAAGAAGAAAAGCAAAATGTGAAAGTTGAAGATTATATCCCTAAAGAATATATACAAATTTATAATAAAAGTAAAGAATATCAGTCTATTATTGTAAATTTAAAGATCCATGCTTGCGGTTTCCTCTTATTTGACGGTGATTTAAGAAGAGAGTTTGGATTAATTAGTGCAATTTCACAAACGACAGGTAAAAGGTCATTGTGTGTCGCAGTAGAGGGTAAATATTTAGATGATTTAGGCTATGTAAAAAACGACTTTTTAATTGTAGATTCTGTTGGAGTAGCGAATGAGTGTTTTCAATCTATAGGACAGAAAGTTCCAACAACAGAAGAACTTAAAAATTTAATTGCTAAAGATAATAAGACTTGGCAAATATATGAATATGGAATTACACAATGTGTAAACCAAGTAGAACAAGAGAAAACAAAACAAAAAATTGTAAAATACAAACCTCAAACCGTATCAGAATTAGCCGCTTTTATTGCTGGTATTCGTCCTGGATTTTCCTCTTTACTCCCTACCTTTCTTGATAGACAATATTATTCCACTGGAGAAGATAAAATTGATGAAGTGTTAAAAGATAGTTACCATTATATGATATATCAAGAAAGCATTATGAAAGTTTTATCATTCTTACAAATGCCCATGGCTTCTACCTACGATGTAGTTAAAAGTATTTCAAAGAAGAAATTAAAAGGTGAAAAAAAAGAAAAATTAAAAAATGAATTAAAACAATCATGGATGAATATTTTCGGAAATACAAAAAATTTTGAAAAAATATGGCAAGTCATTAATGACGCTGCAAGCTATAGCTTCAATTCCCCCCATGCTTTATCTATGGCATTTGATAGCCTTTATTTGGCTTATTTTAAATCACATTATACTTCAAAATTTTACGAAACAACCATTAATCATTACTTTGTAAAAGGAAATAAAGATAAAATTAATAAACTAACTTTAGAAGCAGAAGAATTTTATTATTATGAGAATAAAATTCCCAAGTTTGGCAAGAATTATGATACTGCCATAGTCGAAGATGATACGAAATATATCTATCCTATTTTATCAAGTATTAAATCTATGCAAAATATAGCAAATGATATTCTTTATCAAATATCCAAAAAAAATCCCGATGATTTTCTTGAATTGCTATATATGACCGAGCAGATTAAAGTAAACGGCAAAAAGATTAATAAAACCTCAATGGAGATTTTGATTAAATTAGGGTTTTTTGATAAATTCGGAGATGTAAATTATCTTTTAGAATATTATTCTATATTTCAAAAATACTTTGGAAAAACTCAAGTAAAAAAGCAGGATTTTGGCTATTCTTTATCGAATAATATTATCAAGAAAGAAACAGAAAAGACGATTTTTATTTATGATTCATGTATGATGATTGATGAAATAATGCAACAAATAAATATAAAGGATTGTACATTATATCAAAAAAGTTATTATCAGTTAAAATCTTTAGGATACACTGATATTCATATAGATAACGCAGGACGAGATGTTTATATGGTTATGGGCATTGAGAAGAATAAATATGGAACACCGTTTGCCCAACTATATAAACCTAAGAATGGCAAAAGTCAATTAATTAAACTTGACAAAAAATGGTATTCAAAATATCCTATCGAAGGGGGTGAAGTATTAAGATGTGAATTTGAACATAAAAATAAAAGTCGAAAAGACGAAAGAGGAAATTGGTATAAGACTGATGAAAAAGAATGGATATTGAAAAGATATTCTATATTAACAAAACTGGAGGAATAATTATGAAATACTATGTTGAGGGTAAAGTGTTTGAAACTGAAAATGAAGCAGCTCAGTACGAAGAAAAGTTGAATGAAGAAAAACGCGAAAAGGAAGAATTGAAAGCGCAGAAAAAAGCAAGACTCGATGAAATTACACAAAAAGAAAAAGAATTGCAAGCTTTAATTAATCAGTATTATAAGGATTATGGGGTAAAATCTGGGTTTGATAGTTGGATTGACTTATTCTTTTAATTAAAAAGAGGGGGATATGAATATGTATTATTGTCCTTTATGTGGTAGAGAGTTTGAAAATTTCTTTAGTGGGTACAATATTAATGTTGATGCAATCAGTATTAATAATCCGTATGAGGAGAATTTTTGGGTCTGCGAAGATTGTGTAAAATTTTTGTTAAAACTTTTGAAATAACTCTTTACAAAACATGAAAAATATGATATAATATATATCCAAAAATTTAAAGGAGTGATGATTATTGCAAATTACTATTTACACAACAAATACTTGTCCTAAATGTCAAATTCTAAAAAAGAAATTAAAAGAAAAAAACATTCCTTTTTTAGAAGAGACCGATGTGAACAAAATGTTGGAATTAGATATTTTAGCAGTACCACAAATGAAAGTTGATAACGGTAAGCTTATGAATTTTGAGCAAGCTGTTCAGTGGGTAAACAAACAGGAGGCATAAGGTTGGATATTAGAATCAAAACAGATAAAAATTTTACAACGACATTAAATAAACTCATAGAGAAATACGGAGAGGATTTTGAAATCCTTAATGGTTTCCATGACAGTCAAATGAATTTTAGCGACTTTATCGACAATTTTGTTGATAAAAACGTAGCAGACGTTACGATTGATGCTAATGCTAATGCTTCTCATAAGGATATTAGGAGTTTGTTAAGTGAAAAAGGAAAATCCCACGATAAATTATTCGCCTTTAATAAGCTATTCTATGAAATGAACAAAAAATATGGGTTAAAAGATGCAAGAGAATGGCTTGAATGTGAATACAATGGTGCTTATTATATGCACGACGCTCCAACTTCTACATTTTTAGCCTACTGCTTCGCTTACGATTTGAGCAGATTAGCCAAAGAAGGATTGTTTTTTTTGGATAATTATAATAACGAGCCTCCTCAACATTTAACTACTTTTATCGATGATGTAATTGAATTTATTAGCTACTTCTCGAATCGTTCTTCGGGCGCAGTAGGGATTCCCAATGTTTTAATTTGGACTTATTATTTCTGGAAAAAGGATTGCGAAACTGGATATTATATTAAATCTCCTGAATATTATCTAAAACAGACTTTCCAAAAGCTAATTTACAGATTAAATCAACCTTTTATGCGAGTAGACCAAAGTGCATTTGTTAATGTATCTATTTTTGATAGAGAGTATATTAAAAGCTTATTTGGCGGTTTGGAATATCCAGACGGAACTTTTGCTATTGATTGTGTCGAAGAATTAATTGAGCATCAAAAAGTTTTCATGGAAGTTGTATCAGAAATTAGAAGTAAAAATATGTTCACCTTTCCTGTTTTGACATATTCTTTATTGTATAAAGACAACAAGTTTATAGATGAAGAATTTGCTCGTTGGTGTTCAGACCATAATGTTACATGGAACGATAGCAATTTCTTTGTTAGTGGAGATGTAACAACCTTATCTAACTGTTGTAGACTCTTGAGCAATACTACAAAATTATCTGGCTTTATTAATTCTATTGGAGGCACAGCTTTATCTATTGGTTCAATTAAAGTAAACACTACTAATTTAGTTAGAATTTATTATGAAGTCGGAAATAACGAAGATGAATATTTGAAACTACTAAAACACAGAATTGAATTGTCTTGTAAAATTTTAGATGTCCAAAGAGAAATTATTAAAAGAAATATTGAAAAGGGTTTATTGCCTAATTATATAGACGGTGGAATGGAGATGGATAAGCAATATTCTACAATCGGCATTTTAGGTCTATATGAAACTATTGACAAATTTAGATATACAACAAAAGATGAATTTGGAAATATCGGTTACACAGACAAAGGAATTGAATTTGCATGTAAAATCTTTGATACTATCAATGAAGTTAAAGATAATTTTACTGACAAATACAGTTTTAATGTAGAATCTGTTCCTGCCGAAAGAGCAGCGGTAGTTTTATGTGCCAAAGATAATATGCTATATGATAAAGATTGCTCTAATTTCATCTATTCTAATCAATGGATACCGCTCATGGCAAAAAGCACAATAAAAGAAAAATTAAAACTGAGCTCTATTCTTGACATTAAATGTTCAGGCGGCAGTATCCTACATGTAAATTTAGAGAAGAATTTCCCAAATACCGATGTTGCGTGGGATATGTTAAACACTATTGCACAAGCAGGAGTTATTTATTTTGCATTTAATACCAAAATTAACGCTTGCAAAAATCATCATGGTTTTGTCGGAACAGATATTTGCCCAGTTTGTGGTGAGGGAGTTTACGACACCTATCAAAGAATTGTAGGCTATTTATCTCCATCTAAAGCATATTCCTCTGATAGATTTAAAGAATTTAAAGCAAGACAATGGTACGATTTGTCGCAAACAAAAGGTGAATTATAATGCTTGTCAAAACTATTATTGATGAGGATTTTTCAAATTATAAAAAACCTTCTATGGTAATTGGTTGTGTTTCTTGCAATTTTAAATGCTGCAAAGAAGCAAATATTCCTATTTCTGTCTGTCAAAATGAACCAATTTACGTTCAACCTAATATTGATATATCTATTGATGAAATTATTGATAGATATATCAATAATCCTATTAGTAAAGCGGTAGTTTTTGGTGGTTTAGAGCCGATGTTACAATTTGAGGATATAGTTTTGTTTTTGCATAAATTTAGAAATGTATATAATCGCAAAGATGACATTGTTATCTATACAGGGTATTATGAACATGAAATAATCGGAGAAGTAAAAACTCTCCAGCATTATCCGAATGTTATTGTAAAATTTGGTAGATTTAAACCAAATGAAGAAAAACATTATGATGAAGTTTTGGGAGTGGAATTAATTAGTAATAATCAGTACGCTAAAAAAATATCATAAGGAGTAAAAGGACATGAAGGAATTAAAAGGAACGATTGAAAATTGGATTGCATTTGTAGATAATCCAAACAAAGAACCACATTTTCATATTATGGGCGAATACGAAGGCAAGGTTATTGTAACATCGAGAGTAATTTCTATTGACGAAAATAGCCTCGAAACAAACAATAGTATTTACACATTAGGGACACCGAAATTAAACTGGGCAAAAGGAGCAGAGCTTTATGAAAACAATTAGTTTTGCAAGAATTAACGAGGAAATTAAAATTCCAACAAAACGTGTAGGAGATGCAGGATATGACATCTATCCTTATTTTCAAGAGGAATTTATGCTAATTCAACCTCATGAAACCAAAATTATTCCTACTGGATTGTATTCTATGTTTGACAAAGATTATGTAGTCATTCTTAAAGAAAGAGGCTCGACAGGAACAAAAGGAATTGGACAACGCTGCGGTACAAAGCGTAAAATTGGGTGAGAACGAAATTGAATTTTAAAGACAGAGTTAATAAAGAAGAATTTATACAATATTACCAAGAGCTTAAAAGCGCGAGAAAGGTAGCTAAAATTTACAATGTAGATAAAGGAACAATTCTCTCTTATGCTAAAAGTATTGGATTTGTAAATCAATACAGACCAGAATTATCTTTATGTGAAGTGGAATATATAGTTAGCCAATACTATTGCAATAATGCTCGAAATGTCTCTAAGGAGCTAAAATGCTCTTCTGCTCTTATTTCTAAGATATGGATGGAGGCTGGGCTAAAAGGGAAAATGAATAGAACGTATTATTTGAATGAAAATTATTTCTCTGAAATTGATTCAGCAGACAAAGCGTACTTTATAGGATATTTAGCCGCCGATGGGTGCGTATATAAAAGAAATAACCATATCGGAATGATTAGTATTATTTGTCAAAAGAGAGATAAAGAATTGTTGGAGATGTTTAATTTTTATTTAAAAAGTAATTACCCTATACATGAAAGAGATAACAAATATACTCATCTTCAAATTAACAGTGAAAAATTATATACAGACTTATCTAAATATAATATCATAGATAGAAAAACATGGACTTACACTCCATCTTTTAAATCGGATGACTTATTTGTTTGGCATTTCATTCGTGGGTATTTTGATGGAGATGGAAGTATTTATAGTTGTCCTGCTCATACAGGAAGAAATTATATTGTTCCGAGTGATTTCCATTTGTCTCTTTGTGGAAATAAAGCTACTATGATTTGGTTTTATAATACTTTTAAATTTTGGGGAATAGATGCTGTTTTAAAACAAGATCGAAAAGAAAGGTATTTTCAAGATTTTTATTATGTTCGAGTTTCTAAACTTGATTCTCTATGTAAATTATATGAGTTGTTATACAAAGATTCTTCTTATTTAAGGCTGGAAAGAAAGTATAATAAATTTAACGATTTCCTTATAAAACTCGATGAATTTAAAAAGTGCCGTCCTTAATAGAAATATTAAGGTAATAAAATGGGGTGTATCGGTGAAGCCTTCCGTTTTATAAGGTAATACCGAGGGTTATATCTATCTAATATAATTTGTAACGCATAGGGAGTGAGCGATATAAGAGAGCAATAATCTCCCCACGAGCCCCCATCTCGTTTATCTATAGGATAAACTGAAAACCTAACGTCTAAACGAGGGAGAAAATGTATGCTGGACTTATGCGATGGAAAAGCATAAGAATTATAGGATAAAAAGCCTACAAGATAACATTTCGATTATCGATTCCTCCTATCGAGGAGAGTGGTTAGTTCCCATTACTAACCATAATGACAAGCCGCTTGTTATTCATAAAGATTTAACCGACCAAAAGAAAATGAGTTTAGAAAAAGATTATATTGTTTATCCGTATGAGAAAGCAATCTGTCAAGCTATTATCTTTGAGTTACCTAAATTTCAAGTTCAAGAAGTACCCTTAGCTGTTATTGAAAACTCTAAAACAGAACGTGGAGCAGGAAAATTAGGCAGTAGTGGCAAATAATCAATAAATAAAAATAATATCTATCATAAAAACAGAGGTTGAAAATCTCTGTTTTTTATTAAAAAAAAAGGTTGACAAGAAAATTATCTTTTGTTATACTAACAGTATCGAAAGGGTGGGTGATAAAAGACTAAAAAAGGGAGATGGAAAATGAGTAATTCATGTTACAATTTAGAAGAATATTATCAATTATTATCGGAAGATGATTATTATGGATTACTTAATCAGCAATCAAATGATAATTTCTATGAGGAAGATGCATTTTGCGACTGGACAAAATTGTGCTATTGGGCAAAGAAAGAAGCATTTGTAAGAAAAGAATTACAGATATACCTAAAGCACAAATTAGATGTGTTATTGTTTGTATTGGAAGAATTGAGCGATATGTCTTTATATGAACTGTTCCAAGATAGTATGTTAGTTGAAGATATTGAAATGGCTCGCGTTTAATGGGAATGAGGGGTATAGATTGAAGGTTTGTTTTTTAAGGAATGATGGAAGTCAAATATAGGCAGGGGACAAAGAACAAATTCTACAGGATATCGAAGATAACTATTCTTACGAATTAGCCGATGAATTAAAAAGAGAACAAGAATATTATGAGGATTTAGAAGATGGAATCATCTCATTGCAAGGCACAGACTTGGATTCTGCTTATGAGGATATTTCGTATTTAACAAGCACTCTTTTAGAAATTGAAGAAATGATAGAAGGTTTTGAGAATGAGGAATATAGTAAAAAGAAAGTTTTATCTCTTTTAGAAAACATAAAAGAAATTTGTCATAATAGAAGTTAGGAAAAATTTATGGAAAAAGTATCATTGCCGATAGTTGAATTTTATTTGGGAGGTATTGAGAAATGAAAGGGAAAGAAAGGAAAGATTTAATTGATGAAATTGTATTGATTGTTGATAGTCAAAAAGCAGAATGTATTGGCTGGGCAGAAAACTTTAATGAAGCCAAAGAAGCCCTATATCATTCAAGGTTAATTACCAAAAGCACAATGCTTACAACTAAAGGTCAGGAAGTTTGTAAAATTGCAGACATTCTTGAAGATGGTAGATTGCACAAATGGTTAAAAGGTTTATCTCCTAAAGAATTTGATTATTATTTTAGTGATTTGTATTATTTCGACACTATTAAGCATATTGACAAATATAAAAAGGAGAGTGTTAATAATGTTTAAAAAGAAAAAGAAAAATGCAGACACGCCAGCAGATTTTCAGCTAAAAGAATTATATTATCCTTTTATAGATTTGCGCGATGAATTTTATTCGACAATAAGAAAAGTCATAGTAAAAGAAGAGGTAATTAAAATTTATCCAGACGGAGCTGACAAGGACGCAGCTATCAAAGACTATCATTTTGAACAGCAGTATTTATTAGTTCTTATTGGAAAATATGATGATTTAAGAAACCAAATTAGCAATTTTATCAAAAATAATAAAGAAGAAAGACATACAACAGCATATTGGGAAATTCCACAGACAAGTCATGAAGCGGTTGAAGCAATATATAAAAGAACAAAGGGAATGTGGTAATCATGGAAGATTTGCTAAACATGAGCAATAAGCAATTAACAGAATTAATTAATCAAGCTGAACAGATAAGAGAAGAAAGACTTAAACAAGAAAAAAAGAATATTATTAAAGACTTACGAGATATTGTTTCAAGAGCGGAAGAGTTTGGTATTCGTTTTGTTAAAGAAAATCCCAGTTGTTTACCCACTTTCTACAATACTATTAATATTCTTGATAGTAGTGATGAAGTTATATATTTAGATTTTCAACAGAATCATTAAAATTATTTCAAATAATAAGGAGTGCGTTAAAATGAGAATTGATGAAAAAGAATTAATAAATATGAGTACACAAGAACTTGAAGAATTATTACAAATCATTACTAATATACAAATGGATAGAAGAGTTCTTCATAAAAAAGAAATTATAAGTAAAATTCAAAAACTTATAGATGAAGCAGATGAATTGGGGACTTTTTTTGTCAAAGATTATAATACTTATGGAAAAATACGCGTATACCTAAATGATAATGGTGATATGGTATTTTCTTTTGAAAGTTAAAGGGAGGTAAAAATGAGACTTAATATTGATTTTGAAAGAATAAGTTACGAAGATTTAGATAGTGCATATCATCAAATCAGAAGGGAATGGATTAAAAGGACAATGGATAAACTAACTTTGCAAATTCAGAAAGGTGAAAGTCAATATCAGCAAACAGCCTTAAAATTCTGTTGGCACGATATTGTAAATGTGTTTGATTTGAGTGAGAATCTTGTTTTTACTCGGAATGATACAGAAGAATGGAGGAGATAATAGTGTTGACGTTGAGTGAAATAAGAGATTTTATTGATTCGTTGAATGAGGAAGAATTGAATAGATTATCTGCAATGGTTCGAAAGACCAAATCAAATATATTGTTTGAAAAAATGTTGCCACAGTTAAAAGGTAATATTAAAGTGTTTAACGCAGAGGAAGATGAAAAATTCGCTTGTCAGATATCTAATAATAAAGACATAAAATTTTTCGACCATATATCATTTTTTAGATATAATAATAATACCCTTGGTATTCGATTTTATAATGAAGGAGATGTAGAGTATGATTTCTGAATCAGTTTGTTCTTTGTCTGATATCGAGCGTTATATTAAAGAAGCAGACATAGAAAATTTAAAAGAAGTCCAAAAACTATTAGATTTAAGACAAAAAAGATTGGTGTTAAATCAATATGAAGAACGGTTAAATAATATTCTAAATGAAATTCGAGCTTTAGGTTACAATATTTTTATGGATAATTGGTTTGAAGAAACATTTGATGAAATCCGTTTTGGTATTCAAGCTGATGACTCTATGGATATTTGTATTGATTTTTCACACAATTAAAAGGAGGAATAGGAATGATTAATATTATTAAAGTAATTTTATTTATTACAACCATTGTTATTTTTCTTTTAGCTATTAAGAAAAGCTACGATAAATCAATTCGTTGTGATAAGTGTGGTACGGAAATGAGATTAGAATATGCCTTATGCTCTAATCCACCTAAATATCAATATATTTGTCCTTTATGTGGGAATAAGGCAATTTTAAATATTAAAGGAGAAAAAACAAATGAATGATAAAGATATCTGGATACTAACTCTTAATTTTTTATTTGAACGTGCAACATCTTTAGTTCACCAAAAAGATAAAGTGGTTAACCTCAATGTAGAAAATCTTACAAAAGAAGAATTAAAAAACTTTGTAGAAGAAGAGAATAAGCAAATCGAGGAACTTTGCAAATTAATTAATTATGTTTATAAATATCAATATCGAAAAGAAAACCCATTTGATAATTATGTTCCTACGATGAGGGATGTATAATGAAAATTTTATATTTTAATAATGCTATGGAAACAAATATTACGGTTTCAATCAACTCCTTTTAGTGAATTGGAAGAAAAAGAAAATCTTATTTTACAGGTTTTTGAGGAGGTATTATATTGAGAAAAGATTATCAATGCCCACGTTGTAAAAAAATATTAAATAATGATGATTGGACATATCAAGATAGTGTATTTATAGGTGATAAAGAGTTTTATACGACATATTATCAAGAATGTCCATATTGTGGTTGTGATATAATTCTAACACAAGAATACAGTTTGATATTAGAAGATGAATATGTAGAGGAGGACGAATCGTGATATCTTATAAATTAGAATTTCAAAATGCAAATAACGAAAGAATAGATAAAGGCATTTTTGATTCGATCTCCGAAGCTAAAAAAGAAATGTTCAGACTGATTAAAGAAATGGGTTCTGAGTGTTATTACGCAAGAGAAGCAAAAAGAGAGAATTATTTATGGATTGATTTTGGAAGTCATCATGAATTTTTTAGAATTTATTTCTTAGAAAGTCCACAAGAATACGTTTAATTTAATGAAGCTAAAATTATTTCTAATATTCCATCAGAATCACTTCTTTACCGAACAACTTTGCAAGACAAATCTATTACAGTAAGCCACTATTATGGAGAAAGAATGAAATAGAGATGGAATGTTTAAATTAGGATAATGAAAATTTTAGAAATGACAAGCTTAAAATTAAAAGATTCTAATGGTGATACCAAACTTGTATTTACTCCGAGTTCTTCAAAAATAAATGATTTAGCTTTAAATGATCTAACATATTTTCGCAAATATTCAAAGAAAGGTGATTTTACCATATTCTTTGGTAATCCCATTAAAAAATGTTATAGACAAAAATTAAAGTATAACAAACGATATTTTAAACCAAAGAATGAAACTATCAATATTATTCTTTTCGCAGAAAGGCACGGTGTTTTAAAAATAAATGGAATTTTATGATTTTATTGGTGAAAAATTAAGTGTTAATGATTATGTTGTATATCTCAAAAATACAAGGACAGGAAGTTCAACTATTAAAAAGTGTAAATACATTGGTGTAATTGTTGATTTTACGAAAAATAATGTAAAAATCAGGGCATTATCAAGACCTGATAGATATGAGATCGATTGGGAGAACAAGAACGAACCTGTACTTGTCGAAGCAAAGGATATTATAATGATAACTGATTGTCTTATAGATTAGATAATAGTAAAAGTTAAAAAAAATAAGAGAGGTATTTGACCTCTCTTTTATTATTTATTAAATCTTTATAGAGTTTAATTTTCTTGTTATTATACCAGCAACAGTAAAATTATCTCTGTTTAAAGACAAATTACAAAGAACTGAAATTTTATTCACAACAAATCATTTCTATTTAATTTCAGCATAGACTTTAATACACTCCATACTCATTTGTTGGTCTACAGACAATGGAATATTTATTGTTTGAATTAGATAATCTTCAATTTTCCCATCTGGATTTTCTACTCTAATTTTTTGATTTACGTCTAAAAACGGTATAGGAATACATTGGATATTAATGCTATCATTGAATCTTGAATGTAAAATTAATTCATATTTACATCTATCGTCACATTGTTCTTGATTAATAATATTATCATCCTGAATTAAAGGTAACCAAATTTCACCACTATTGGGGTCTTTGTCTTGTAATTCCGATTCAACTTGACTACCATCTTCTAAAACTCGACCATATACTTTTACAGAATTTTTAATATTAGAAAAGTCTGTTGTCGAGGAAATAGATGTTATCAATCCTGTTGTTAATTGAGTGAAGTCAAATACAACAGAATCATCTAATCCATTGGGAATCCGATTAAACCTAAAAGTGCCATCAATATCAAAATATATTTGCCATGTATAATATAAATCTCTTAATTGTGAAATTATTTCATATACTGTCGTGCCACTTTCAAATTTTAATTCATACGGTGTAACTTGACCTATGTTATCTAAAGCATATTTTCCAATCTTTCCCATTTGAACAATGGTATCCTGAATAGCTTGTGTAATATTACTATTAATAGGCACTACGACAGTCATATCGGGAATATAACCATTTCTGTCCCCTGTCAACAAAGACATTAAATCTAAACCATTAATTGTTAAAGTATTAGTTTGAGAATTATATACACGTTCAGGATTGTTAATTATAAATATACCCATATTCCACCAGACAATATCTTTTGTTCTCGGATTTTCTTCTCCAATATAAATCTGAATCCTTTTATCGAGCCAAATTCTTCCACCCTCGTCTATATCAAAATTCTTATCTTTAATAACAACAGATAGAGTACAAGAACGTCTTAAATCAGAAGTTGCGTCAATGGTTATAGAGCCATCAAATATATCACTCTCAAGGCTATCAACAACTTGATATTTAGAATTTAATAAATCAATTCTTACATATCTTTTATGACTTTTTAATTGAATTAAGTTATAATCTTCAGCAGTGATTAAATAAGCCAATATTAATCACCTCTTCTATTAATAAATATTAAATACATAAAATTTATTATTATATATTTTACCCAAACACATCGCATCGCCTTTAAGCAAACCAGCCGCAATCGCAGTTCCTTGAGCTGTAACCATAGGCATTGTAACACCATTAATTGTGATATTCGCCCCAGCGTTATTTACAATATTAGGAATAAATGCGATTAAGCCACTAACATCAAAATCTTTCGTTTCTAAATAAGGAACGGTTATGTCAATTAAATTTGCCGTAGAAGAATTGACAGTAACATCTGTAAAGGTAGATTGTAAATTTTTTATATTAATATAATCAGATTCCGTACTTGAAGTCGCTCTTTGCAAGCATACATATTGAGTAGCCAAAATAAATCCTCCTTTTATCCTTAAATATATTCTACTTGTCCACACTTTTTCTCATTACATTTAAAAGTGCCACAAATAGCCGTAACAGTTCTTCTTGTAAAACCCGAAACAACAAACCATATTCTACCTTTTCTTAAAGGTTGATTGTCTAATAATAATTGATTTTCTCCACATTTTTGAGTTCCACAAATAAACTGTCCACAAATAGTAAGATTTTTTAATTCTGCTTGCTTTTGATATAAATTGAATTTTTCAATATCATCAGATACAGTAAACAATAATGTCCAATATTGCGTATTAGTTAAAGGAATATTCTGATTTCCGTCTTTTGCAATATATAAAGATTTTCCATCTTCACTTGTTACAACATTATTTTTCTCATAAACTTGACCAGATTGAAAAGTTCCAGCATATGTTAAATCAGAACCATATCCTGTATCGCCAATAAAATTAAATTCCACCCATGAGGTGCTATTTATATCAGGAACAATACCTTTTTGATTTGCTAATGATAAATATGATTTATGCTGATATGAAACAATATTGTTGATTAAATATTGTGCGGAGATATCAAATTCTCCTATATATTCAAAATTGGCAAATCTTTCTCCTTGCTCCTCCAACGCTCTTTCTAAAAATCCATCAACGCCATCTTTGATATTGTCCTCTATATATTTTAATCCGTCAGACTGCTTATTAATCTTTTCTGCATTAAATATTTTACCAATTAAAGATGGATTTGAAGTTAATATTTGATGAGCTTCGTTATATTTATTCTGGTTAAGAAGCTGACAGAAATTAGTCCACAATAATCTTTCTGCAATATGAATATCTTCCATTAATTCTTGTCTAAAATGATAATTAATCAAGATGTTCCACCTACCAATTTAAACCAAAAATCTCCAACTTCTAATCCCGATGGCTGTGTAGAAGCAATGATGTAAGTTTGAGGTTTGGGAGCTTTTAATACTAATGTCCACCAATTAGAATTATTTGGGGAATACCCTTTATTATTATTTCCTTTAGAAGCATACAAACCGCCATTGTAAGAGATTAAGTTATCAATCTGATATGTTATTTGACTTGAATAATCCCCCACATATACAAGACCAACACCACTATCGCCCTTTTCACCTTTAATAGTGACTTGACGCCAATATTCTGTATTGGTAGGAACAATGCCAGTAGTTGGCGTTACTTTAATACAAATAAATAAAGAATCAACATTATCTACTGTATAAGAAACCATATTATTAACATTGTATAATTTATTAAAAGCAAATTCTCCAATATATTTTAATTCAGAGGCAATAACTTCCCATGCTTCTTGTTTCGCTTCAATATATTGTTGGTAATCTGTTTTTAAATATCGTTCCAATGCAACAATAATATCTCTATTTGTATTTAATTTATCGGCATTAATCATTTTATTATATAAAGAGGGATTTTGAGCCAATAACTGTTGGGCTGCACTAAAATTGCCTTGCAACATATAATCTTGAATTTGATTTACCAAAGAAACTTCGCTTGCATTAGAAACATCTGAGTAATCTGGAATACTATCTATATTGTCAGGGAAACTTGTTCTTGGCAAATCTGGATAAGTATTTGACATAACTTCACCTCCGCTTTATATATTTAAAACTACAAAAAAACCATAAATATAATTATACATTATTGCATATAACGCCCCAGCTTTAAATCCATCTTCGTAAACACTCCAAGAGCCTGCATTATATTTATACAATACATCAAAATAATTTAAAGTAGCGATTGAAATACGCACCGAACCTTTATTTCCCTCAATATCTACATTAGGAGAAAATAAAAGCAGTCCGATATTTTTTCTTTCGGCTTGAGTAATAGAACTAAAATCGCAAGTATTACTTTTAAGTTGAATTAGATTTGATGAAATGCTTGTAATTTCCAACATATGAGTAGCACTAACATCTGCCCAGTTAAGCCAATCATATGAATTTTCAGAAGTTGCCACCCACGGAGTTACATCAACTGTCGCAGCCATTAAATCACTCCTTTTATTATAAATAGTCAACAAGATTGTTATTATACAAATCCTTTTGGCTATTTGCGTTTCCAATTTCAACCCAACTAAATTCAATATAAGAAAGAGCATTTCCCATTGATTTTATATCTGATTGGTTAATATTATCCACAATCATAATAAGATAAGTATTACCGTTGCTATCTTTCATGATTTTAGCGTTACCATTAGAAAAGAAAGAATTGATAATCTCTAAATGTTTTCGCTCCAAGTCAATATCCACATGAGGCAAATTAGAGATGGTTGGAAATGCTCTCACAGAACCCTGTTTATAATTTAATTTACCATTCTTAATAATTGTAGGATATTGCTCTCCAAAAGGCATAAATTGTCCAATTTGTTGAACTTGTTGTTTGGAATTATTTTCCCATTCTTTATATAATTGAATATTGTTATCTTTATCAACCACAAATAGTCCATTAAAATCACTATAAATACTATTGGTTAAATAGTCGCCCTCTTCCTGCCCATAAACAGGAACTAAAGCATAATCATAAGTTTCTCTGGCACTTGCATAATTGTCTAAATAAATGAAATTTAAGTCGTCTACAGAAGAGATTTTACGTCTACAGAAGAGATTTTAATTTCTTTCAAAGTAATCCAATTAAAGTCAGTTCTTTTCTTTCTTTTAATTCTAATAGCACTAATTTCATCAACTACAAAAGAGGCATTTCCTGCGTTTAAATTTCCGTTGAAATCTGCATTTAAAATTGTATTCGCATCCCACACAAACTTATCTGTATTATAAGATTGCGATATATCTCTCGAAATGCCTAAATAATCAAAAATGCCATTTTGTAGCTGAATGAAATTAAATGTTATTTTATTTGTTGGAGTCGGAGATAAACTTTCAGAATCAGAAAAGAAATTATACCCTAAAGTTATCATGCTACCACTCCCATGTTTTCTATTCTTAAATCATATAAATTATCTATTCTTCTCAACCACACAAATACATCTTCGGTTGCATTTGGGGTCGAAATATAATTAGATTTGATATAGTATTTAAACTCTATTAAATCATCGTTATAACAATAAAGCTCAATAAAAGCTTTTTCTTCATCGAATGTAAAGTTATCAACGACCCAATTTAATATTAACTTTCCATTATTTCCAGATAATTCAATAATTTTACTATTGGGTTTAAAATCTCTACCAATTAATTTTAAAGTAAAGTCATTATCTATAGAAAATCCATCTTCGAATCTAACCCACGAACCATCTTTTCTTAAATCCACCTCTTTATCGTCTATATAAATAGGAGGAGATGGATTAGATGAACCAACGATTACATGAATATTAGAGCTAATTTGAACTTGCCCAGTATCGCACAAATTTTCTAATTGATTAATTGTATAAAAGTCAGGAATGATATAATCGACATTAAATAAAATTTGTCCTGTTGAAGTGGTCATTCCATTAACTGTATTGACAATTAATTCAATGAAATATGCGGTATTATCCTCTAACCCATAAAATGTATATTGAATATCTGTAGAATAGACTGCTCCACTTGTAGATAACAATATACCATTATTATCATAAAGATTAAACTCGAAATATTGTAGCAACTCACCTTGAGCTTGGTAGTAATCTCCAATGAAATTATAATTCGAGGCTTGAATTATCAATGAAACTGGTAGATTTGAGATATTGATAATCGGCGTTGATAAACATTGAAATTGAACGGGGTCTGAAACAGGAGATGAAACACCATCTACACCAAAAGTTTGAATTGTAGCTTGGTATGATGTTCCATTTGTTAAAATATTAGCAGGGATAATATGATTATACTGAAATGTTTCAGTATAATCATTAAAAACTGTATTTCCTGTTAATTGGTTCTTGATGACTAATGTATTTCCAATAACCTGTTGCCCTGCTTGAGATATAAATTCAATTATTTTTTGAGTTGATGAATCAAATGCTTTAATCGAGCCTATGATAGGTTTTGTTAATGACATTTATTCTCACCTAATTAAGAGATTGTATACCTACGAATACCCTGCAAAGTAGGAATTGTCGGTTGGCTTGCTACATTAGTAAAAATTAATTGAACAGTAATATTTTGACTAAATTCAAAAGGGTTATTTAACAAGCCAATAACGGTATTAGTTCCAGCAGTACCTTGAATAAAATTCAAACTTACATCTGATTTGTTATTATTTGGAAAATATTCCAATACACTAAAAGCAGACTGTGTAGATGGGATTAGAATTGGTTTCAACCCTTGGTTTTGTTGTAGCTGTGCTAATACTTGATAACCAGAAGTTAAAGAGGTAAAAGCATAAGGATAAACAATTCCTAAAGTACAATTAGAAGTAACAGAACTTGACGATGATGTAATGCCCACCCACAAAGATTGTTCTAATGCGGTCTTACCATCGCATGAAACAATAATTCTCGCTCTTGCCACCCCTGAACTTCTGGCGGGCATAGTAAAGTTAGGAATGTAGATAGATTCTAAATACCCTTTAGTTTTCTCTCCAGATAAAGTTTCAGACCACAGAGTGTAAGTATAAGTATTTGTTCCAGTCGTTGGGTTCGGAAGCGATATAAAATCCTGAATTAAATTTCCCTTAAAAGAAGAATTTTCCCCATAGGGCGAAGAAATATTGCTCGGCTTACCCATCATAAAATTGATATATTTTTCGTCCACTGTTCCACCACTTATTTCCTGTTGAATTTCTGCAATATCAGCACTATGCTGATTAATAGTAGAAGTATTTGTTGCAATATTATTTGTATTTGTATTAATTTGAGTTGTAGCATTAGCAATACCTTGTTCAATATTGTTAAGATATTGAGCATTAACAGGTGTTGTATTATCTACCCATGTAGTAGGATTATAATTAATTGCCATTATATCAATCCTTTCTTATTTTATATAAATTGTGCCATTAATATATTCAACTTTTAAATTAGATATTTTTTCAATATCTCTTAATTTAATATAATTATTTCCATTTATATTAACAGCTTGTAAATTAATAGGTTGATTATTTTTATATACAGTTATATAATTATTATCTTTTTGATTAAACAATTTCAACTCTGCTTCTCTCCTATTAATTAAACCTTGTAATATTTTACCATTAGATTTGCAATATGCAGTCCAATGGTCTTTAATCTGCTCTCTTGTGCGTTTGCCATTATTAGTTAACTGGTCGATATTACCAATATTGTAACAAAATGAAACTAAAGCGTCAAATTCATTTTGGTTAAAATGGTAAATACTTTGATATTTATTGACTTTATTCTCATATAGGATAAGATTATCTAAGAGTAAATTATCGGCTGTTTTTTGGTCGATTTTAAGCCCTTTATATATTGATTTACCATTAACTTTTCCAGTCCAACCATAACCAATAGTCCAAATACCAGAGCTGTCTTGATATGCTATAAGAGAGCAACCTTCATATTTTTTAATTAAATTTAAACCCTTTTGTCCTATGTTCATAATGTTATTATCTATCCTTGTAATTTTATTGTATATTTATTTTATTCCTTATAAGTAACCCATAAAAATACACACGCTACCGTCGGGTCTGATAATATAAATAACATTCTGCCATATTAATCTCCTTTTGTTTATTGTTTGAATTGTTTAGAATTAATTATTTATTTTAGTATACTTCATAATAATATTGCTGGGTTGTGGGAAAATCCATCCTCGTATTTTGCAATATAAATCCATCATTGGTTATTTGTATTGTAATACTCTGCGAATCTACAGTAAGTGAGTAATCTCTGATTCCTCCACTATAACTTGTTATATTGCCATTATCATATAATGCCCATATAAATGTTCCGGGATCAAGGGTACTATCAGTATGCAATAAAACTGTTATGTGTTTAGGTGTAAAACTTAGATTGCTGACTTGAAGTCTTGTTGAGTTTGTTCCCTGAATAATTCCATTTATAGTCTCTCTCTCTGTCTGTGTTTGTCCATACAAAAAAGCCTCGCTCATTATCTAATCACCTCTATCTGCAAACTGAGCGCTTGGGTCGGCTTTTCTTCAAAGCAAGTAAACGTTATCTTACCTGCACTCGTCACTGCCTTACTAATACAGTTCCACGCTTTTTTCTCCAAAATAGCCGTCGCATTAGTCGTCGAGTACACAGGCGTAATATGCGGCTTATCAGTCGATAAGATACCGCTTATCGAGATACTTTGGGTGTACGGCGCACTTGTGCCTGTCCATGTTGTCGATAGACTCGCTGTATAAGAATGAACCGTAGCTTTTGTGTCAACATATTCTTTATTTGTTGCATCTGTATTATTAGTAGGTGTTGCTAAATTTGTAACTTTACCCCCTGCAACACCTAAAAATCCAATATTTGGTGTAGTTGTATTATAATCCATACTAATACCAGAAGAATTGTCAGCATCTTTTCTCATATATAAATGATTTGTAGTAGGATTAAAATATAAATAAGGGTTATTTTCTGCTGGATTTACTAATTTAATTATACCCTTATCATCTATTGAATATCTTGTAGAGTTAGGAAATTTATTTGATTTTAATGTAGATAAGAAACTTGTTGAATTATCTACAGCATCTGTTTTATTGATAGCTAATAGACCAGATAAAGTACCACCAGTTAATTTTAAATATCTGTCATCTGCACTCGTTTGAGATATTGCGCCTACATCGGAAGCTGTTAGTGTTATATCATTGTCTAAAGATTTGTTATTAATTTTTCTTGTATTCGGAACATAGGTATCTTGCAATGTTTTAATTGCAGCTTGATTGGCGGTATTACCTGTCTTTAATGTGGCAACATCGGTTTGTAATGATTCAATATCGCTTTCAGCCATAGCTATATTATCTTCATTAGTAGATACACGAGTTCCAAGAGCGTCAACATATTCTTTTGTTGGTATATCTTTCGGGTCAATAATTTGACCTAAATTTTTCATTAATATTTCACCTCTCTATTAAAGAGTTGCAACAATAATTTTGATATTATAATCAGTCGCAGCTTCAATAGAAATAGTCAATACGGTACCGACCAAAGCAGAATCGACCATTATAGTTTCTCCTGTTGTTGCATTAGAAGCTTCAATGGATAAAATATCACTACCAGAGGTGATATTCTGCGTTGTAGATGTTTGTCCAGCAGTTAAAGTTAAACTATATTTAGTAACTACAGAAGTTTGTAAAGTAGAAACATCTTGTTTTAATTTTGTTACATCAGTATCTAAACCATGCAATAAAGTATAATCTGCACTTGTTAGCAAACCGTTTGCGCTTGCACTGGCAATAGCATCGGGAATGGTAACTGTGTGTGCTCCTGCAACAGTTAATCTGCCAAATTTATCAACAGTAAAACTTGGAACTTTAAATGTAGCACCAAAAGCGGGAGTTTGAGCAGTAGTATCGCCATACGCTTTTGCGGTTACTCCGCTATCAGCCATAGAGATAGTACGCTTTGCATTTTCACCATCAACAACTATTGGAGTAATACCAGCGATTTCAGTAATCGCTCCGTCAATATTAGTCTGAATGATATCCCAATCAGAATTTTCATTACCCGAACCCTGACGAGCAACAACAGCAATCATCATATCTCCGACTTCACATTTTTGTCCAACATATGTTCCTGCTGTACCAATCACATATAACCAGCCAACTTTATAAGTTGTAGGAATATCATCTACAGAATTAATCGTGCCTTTATATTCAAGACCCTGAGAGGCAGAAACAATTTTATCAATATAAGATTTGATAACTTTGTTTTGAACTGCATTAATAGAACTATCGGACATTTCGGTATCAATAGTCGGTTTGTCTGTCAAATCATTATAAGAACCACTAAATGAACTCGTGCCTGCACCGATATTAGTTCTTGCTTGTTGTTTCTGATTTTCTGTCAAGTCTTGAACAATGGTTTTAACAGCGTTTGTCGTAATTGCTCCACTTGTACCATCTACAGAGGACACAATATTTGTGGTATTGTTTCCTAAAGTGATAGTATTTCCATCAATTTTAGCATCAGTAATACCATAGCCCTCGATAGTATCAGGTTTACTTAATATATTTGCCCATTCGACAGCATCGGCAGTGCCACCACCAGTTGCACTCAAAGTGCCATCAGAAGAAACCGCTAAGCCTGCGCCAACTTTGACACCGCCAACCTGTGTAGTTGTAGCAGTCGGCAAAGTATAAACGGTCATCTCAACGCCATCTACTTTAATGTTGCCATTAATATCAGAATCTTCTACAATCATACCAACAGTTTGCCATTTTTTACCATTATATTGCATGAGCTTGTTGGTATTTTTATCATAATAAATCTGACCTTGTTTAGGAGTAGCTGGAGCTGTTGTTAAAGGCGAAATAACTGCGTTTTGCAATTCATTTTGATTTAAATTTATATTTGCTAAATAAATCATTATCTTACTCCTTTGCTTATATATACATAACAATTACTCTCAATGGAGCTTTTGGTTTGTCTGCTAAAGTGACGGTGACTTTTGTATTATCAACATCAACATCGCATCCGATTTCATCTCCGTTAATTTCATCATAAATAAATACATTTAATATTTTTGAAGCATCTGTAAATGTCTTGCTACTTGATTGTTGAATGGTGGCGACAGTGAAATCTCCAAATTTAATTCCGCCACCGCCGCCTCCGCCAATCAAGGTTATCATTTGTTCTTTTTTGTCTACACCAAAAGAATTTCCATCTAAGAATACTCCACATGGTGCTTGAATTTTAGCCATATGATAACCCCCTTAATACTTAATTAGAAATAGGATTAATCGTTAGAGTATCACTATTTGCTGTCATAATCAATGTAATGCTGAATTTTGGAGAAGTGCCAGTAATTGTTATACTACTATCGTCTGCATTAGACATCATGGAAGTCAAGTCGACAATAGATGTACGACTTACATTACTGCTACTAATAGTATAACTCTCCTTAATAACAACTTTTGGTACAATGCCCTTTCTCATGGTGTTAACAATTTGCGTTAAAGATAATTTAACAATGCCTGTTTTAGAAATTTGAGTCGTAATTTGTTCGTTATTTTCAAATGGGATAATAGGATGTAAAGAATCCACATAACCTTTATTTGCCAACATATCGTCTCTATAAGGATTAGCAGAACAAAGAATTGGAACTTGATTTCCGTTGTCTGTGGTTTCAATACTTAACACACTTCCAATAGGCGAATTTTCGTCTAAAGAATTGGTCAAAGTAAATTCATGTCCACCTTCTATTTTACGAGCCAACGCAATATCCCCTACAACGCGAATATCGCTTGTTCTTATATCTCCATTAGGGTAGATTTTAAAACCATTATCATATCCTTTGAGATAATAACAAGTTCCCTCGTATGGGTCAGAATCATCTTTGATTAAATTTTGATTTTCTTCAAAATATAATTTATTAACAGCGTCGTTATTCCCACTTGGATTAGGAACTGTGCAGCTATCTTCTACCACTAAATGATTAATTACTCCATCGCCAGTAACAATAATATTTTTAAAAGTCATAGTTTCATTGGTATAATCGTCGCGAGGAATAAATTTGCTATCAATTTTATGAACAAATTCTCTTACTTCCCAAACTTTAAGAGAATGTAATTCATCATACCTGTAAATATCAGGAGACGTCAACAGTACAGCAGAATGAATATTAGAATAATCTGTATTACCATTAGAGCCAATTAATTCAATTCTTTGGCAAGCATTATCCCAACTTTCGCCCCCACCTAAAAAATAAGAATCTTCATCAAGTTTGAGTATTTGTAAGTCAGAGTATCTTTGACCGTCAAACTCAACAACATAAGAACCACCGACATATACTTCGGGGATTTCAACATCAGACACATATGCCTTTTTAATATCATTCCATTTAAAAGAGATTTGATTATCAAAAATTAATTTACTTTCAACGTGAGAAAAGATAGAAATATTTCGACCAATAATACTCTTGTCTAAATTAGAATCATCTGTTTCAATAACATAATCAGCGACCAAACCATTGTTTTTTATTCTAAAATTAATGGTTAATTTAATATCTTTATTATTAAAGGGAAATGTAAAAATCCAACTATCTGAAATCGGAACTATTTTCAGAAACAGATAATACGGAAATTCTTTTAGGATTGATTTCTTTGCCATCTAATAAAATTTCAAATTCGCCATTATTAGTACAATATAAAAAATCCTCTAAAGCATTTTGGATAGAATAATCTTTGGTTAATTGAGTATATTTATCTCCAAAGCTTTGTTTTAAATCTGTGATAATAAAATCTAAAAGTTTCTTTCTATGGGTTACATAACCTAAGTTACTTTCCAATTATAACACCTCTTATTATTCGTCTTTTTTAGGTACGGAATAAGTTAATGCTTGTTGACTATCAGAAACACCGCTTGTAGTAAAGTCAATAACAGCGTTATATAAAGACACCAAAACTGCAACAACCACTACAGGATTTTTAATAGCTTCAACAAACAGATTTCCTAAAGTCTGCCATGATGTCATTTGTTCCCAACTTAAACCGAAATAAGCCAAAATAGGTGTAACAATACTTAATACAATACTTACATAAAACAAAGGATTATTAAAGCGAACCTTCCAGTTAATTTTCATAAATTATCTCTCCTTATTGATAGGTAATAGCATAAATTTTTCATGGATGTCATCCATAACACCATTTGCCCCTAAACTATGATATTGTGTCCAACAATTTTCAAAATTATCCCTCGCATAAATCGGAGCATATCCTTTTTCGTGATAATGATTATATTCTGAAATCATTTGTGCTCTCAATAATGCTTGGATTCCTAACATTGTCGCAACCGTTTTCTTTTCCGTCTCTGCTAATTTATTTTTTGTTTCCTCATTGTGCTTTCTCTCATGGGAAATAAAATTTCTTACAATAAATAATATTGCCCCAGAAAACAAAGATGGTGCGCCTATAAGGCACAAAAATTGATACCACGTCATGTTTATCTCTCTTTTCTGATAATTATTTTCTTGTCTTTCTCCCAATAATCCACTTCTGCTCCTAAAATTTCCCCAATTAATCTTAATGGAACTAATGTTCTATTGTCTTTAATGGTCGGAGCAACATCTGATTCTTTGACCTCACCATTAAATGTATATTCTTTATTGTCGATTTGTAATTCAATAATATCCCAATCTTTTATTTTATCCACAACAACCCACGCCTCATTTAAGGGATAACTCCAAGGAATAATAGCTACACCATTATTTCCCCAAGCTTCGCCCCAACTATTTTGAATTAAAATTCCATTTTTTGTATAGCCAAATGCACAAATAGCATGATAGCCAGCTTTATCTTCATCGGATTTTGGCATTGGCAATTTCATATCTTTCTCACTCTTGAACCAAAAGCCATCAAAACTTACTGGCACATGAATAGACAATACACACGCACCATATTGGAAAATCGCCTCTTTGATATCGTTTTTATCTGACAGGCTAATGTATTTCGCACCATTATACGGTAAGGCTTTGTCTTTTAAACCTTTTACCATATTTTTAATACCCATATTAGGATATTCTGTATTTGTCGGCAAATCTTTTTTTAGTACAACTCCATCTTCACAAAGATGTTTGCACCCTTCTCTCATATACATTCCTTTGCCTTGCCAATCTTCTTCTGTTCTATTATGGTAAATAAAATCAGTAGAAAATTCTCTATTTGATTTTTTTTCTCTTTCTTCTTGATACCATTTCATAGTAGACAAAGCATGGGCAACACAAGAGCTTACGTTATATTGATTAATAACAGGAGCGTATTTATCTGGCAAATATTCGTCAGGTAATACGCCCATATTTAAATATTCTTTTGCTTTATAATCTCTGCTATCTTTGGGAGACGGAATTGCGCCATAAGCGTGTTCTCTCATTATTTCACCCCTTATTTAGATAATATAAACGCGTCACTAAAATCGTTTAATGGGACAACAATTCTTACAACCTCATTATCAGAAAATGTTCCAGAACCGTAAACTGGCAAATCATACTCTTTACCGTTTAGTAATACTTTATAAATACCTGCACTAATATTAGATACAATCTTTGCACGATAAATTTTTGTAAATGGTAAATTTTTACATATTGTGTTTATACAATCCACGATACTATCAGACAATTTCTTAGATAGACTTTCACTCATTTTCTAACACCCCAAATTTGAATTGATGTGCCTTGTGGAATGTACGCTTCTCCATCTCCACTAACTTTAGTTGCGCCAATTCTAATTTTATTAATTGATTCAACATTAAAAATTGTTTCTGGATTAAAATTAGTTTTATTTATCGTTGTTGTTGCATTTTGAAATGTGTATACATTGGTTGGATAAACAGAAATCGGTATCTAAATAACCATTTACAATCTTTGAATATACATAAGTGTATATTTTCTTATCATGAATGATAGCATACTGATTACATAAATTCTTACTATTATTTACAACAACAGACAATGAGGACGTGTTAGTAGCAGGCTCAATATCTATATATAAATATAATGCTGAAAAATTATATGGTAATCCGTTTGGCTCTGTAGCTTTATCAATAAAAGGCATATCTTTATCTAAAACAACAGTTTCAATTAATTCAAATTTGTTTTCTTTATTAGCCCACTCACACAAAAATGTTCCATCATCATTAACCTGTTTTACAACTAAAATATTTCCTACTGATGGCATATTCACTGGCTTATCCAATTTATTATCAACATTTGGAATAGTCGGCTTATCTGTTAAGTCATTATAAGAACCGCTAAATGAACTCTTATTGTTCCAATTATTAATCTCATTGTCTGAAACAGTTTTGTGTTCTGAATCTTCTTCTAATTGAGATAATTTTGTAGGAATTGTTATTTCAGATTTGGTTTGATTTACAATACTTTCAATATCACTATCTGTAAAATAGTCTACACCTTTAACTGGGGTTTTGCCATTTTGAATATCAGCGGTAGTAGTTTGTTCTTTGTCTGTAATGGTTATTCTCGCACCATTAGATGTTTGCTTTACCTCTGCCGTAGGAGAATATCCATCTTGTCCCTTTAAACTGTTTAATTGTTCTGGGGTGAACATATCATAAGTGAAATCTTTACCATTTTTTATTATAGCACTTTTAACGCCTAATCTATCAGTAATATAAATTGTTGCTCCAGTTTCCGTTTGTTCTGTTTCTACTGTAGGGGAAATACCATCTGCTCCCTTTAAAGATACAAGCCAGCTTTTAACAGAACCCTCGAATCCCTCTTCGACTGCGATTTCATAAGCAGATTTACCATTATCGCCACGAGCTTTAATTCCAGTATCGACAGCTTTGCCTAATTCATCATCGTACTCAAACCAATTTCCATTTTCTCCAATGTAGGGAGAAATACCTTTCTCAATAACCGCCTCGGTATAGGTTTTAACTTTATGATAATTATTATTCTCAATTTGTTTAATTTGATAAACATTATCCATCTTGTGTCTCACCCATTATATTCTTATTATCCCACTCTACAATAATATCATTAATTTTTTGAGCAAACTGTGTATATCCATCTTGCCCAATCCATTTAACCAGTATAACGCAATTTCCTGTGCGATAATTAATTGTTTGCTCTTGAGTTTGAGGACATTCAACAATACCCTCTCTAATTTTTACCGAATTAATATCCCAAGTGGTTAGTTCATTTGAACCTACATATAAGCCTATTTCGATTTGTTTGAGCCAACTCATATCCTGTCCAAAATCAATAAGAATAGGTTTATTTGTACCTTGAATAATCAATATATCACCCACTTTGTTTCTTTTATAAAAACCATAAAGGGATGTCCCAATAAACATCCCTTTAGTTTTAAATACTATATGCTTTTTGCTTTAATTTGTTTGGTAAATCTAATAAAGCTCTTTGAATAGTTTCAACAGAAGAATTGTCGCGAATATTAGGTAACGCAACAGTCAGATTTTGAATATTCATATTATTGCTGCTATCTTTCTGATTAACCGTATTCATAATACTGGCTAAGAAAGATATGCGGAATACTATACCGTCCTAAATTCATAAGATTTTCGGTCAATTTATTAGGGATAATACCATCGCCCTGATTTAATACTCTTAATTCTCTACCTTGTTCACCAACTAAAGATAAACCAGATTGTGGAACAGATAATGAACCAGTGGCATATTTACCTTGAGCAATTTGACTCTGCGCCCATTTCTTTTGTCCTGCTGTTCCACTACTTACCAAATTATCTAAATATTTTTTCTGATTAGAACGATTATCTGTAGAAGATGATGAAGCTCCTCCTCCACCAGACGATAATCCAGCCCCAGCACCAGCACCCATATAATTCTGTCGAATTTGTAGATTGTTTATTTCGTTGATAATTCTCGCATATTCATCTTTAAAATCTTCAAGATTTTTAATTCTATCTTGGATATTTTGATATTCTTTATTTTTGCCAATAGTTTGTTCATTTAATAAAATATTCTGTTGCTTTTCGTAATTATCAACAACATCTTCCCACTGTTGTTTATAATCCTCGAGCTTTGCAATTTCCTCATCGATTCGCTTTTCTTCTGCTTCTTGTTGCTGATTACGTTTATATTCGTCTAATTCTTCTTGAGCTTGTCGAACAGCTTCAACGTCCTGCTCATATGTCCATCCAATTCCACTTTTCCAGATTCTAACTTTTTTCTGTTTAGCGGCTTGTAGTGCATCTTCTAATCTTTGAAGTTCGATACCATCTGCTATTTCATCGTTACGTTCTTTTAAAGTATCCTTTTCTTTCTCTAATTGAGCAATTTGTTCGTCAATAGCAGAAACACGCTCATCTTTAAGATATCTTAAAAGCTCTAATTGAGCATCTAAAGAATTTTTTAAATTCTCTAATTGTTCTTCTTGAGCCTTTTTTACATTTTCTGTTATCTTATCTTGAATATCTTTTATATCGTCAGCATACGACCACCATTGCTTGTTAAGCTCTTGAATATATTCATGGTTGCTCGCCAAACCTTGTTTTTCATATACCGCCCTTTGAGATAATAACATCTCTTGGATTTTCTGCATCATTTGAATACGTTCTTCATCCGAAGCGCCATTCTTTTCTGCGATATATAATTGATATTCCATATCAGAAATAATTTTTTGATATGCTTCATGCTGAGCTTTTAAAGATTCCTCTGCTCTTTCTTGAGCTGTTTTTACAGAAGAGCCACCACCAATGCCAGTAGAAATAGAATCTCCTGTGCCACCAGTGGAAACCCCCATAGCATTAATTGTGTCAATCTGATTTTGAATTAATTGTAAAGCATCTTTAGTAGAATAATATGTTTGATAATCGGCATACTTCTTTTCTAATTGAGAAGTGTCTACACCTTGAGCTTTTTGCTGAGCAATTTGATTTCTTAAACGAGCCAAATCACGTTTAGAATATCCGTATGCTTCAATGCCTCCTGCTCCTGACAAAGCTAATTGAGCATTTGCTTCGGATTGATAGGCTGCAATACGAGCTTGGACTTGTTTTAAGGTTGTTTCAGTTTTATCGTATTCGTTTTGTTTCTGAACTCTTGCAGCTTCCTTGGCGGCTTCAGTGACAAATACATAAGCATCACCCTCAACCTTTAACGATGAGGCAAATTGTTGAGTGACAAGAGAAAGAGCAGTTGTTCTATTTTTGATAGTTTCAGTTACACCACTAACTTTATCGGCATATGCAATTAATTGCTTTTGAGCATCAGTAAGCTCAATTCCAGCCTTTTCGTATTCTTCGAATTTGGTAGCAGTTTCAATTAATTGCTGTTTTAATTCATTTTGTTTATCAGAACCATCTTTGACTGCCTTTTTATAATCCTCAATCATCTGTGTAGCTTTAGAGTAACCCTCAATGGTTTGCTCAACACCGCTTTCATCAGTATATTTAACGGTTGGAGTTTCAGTCCAGCCCTCTGCTATATACTGCTGTTTTAATGATTGATTGATATCTTCCTGTTTAAGTCGAGCTAATTCCTTTTGTCTTTCAATTTGCTTATCAAGATTAGCTATTTCGGCGGTTGTTCCTGCTGACGATTTTTGAGATTCTAAGTCTTGAATTTTAGAATTAATTTCGTCTAATTCATCTTTAAATCCTTGCGTTTTTTCTCTTGCTCTATCTGCCGCTCCAGCGATATAATCGAAAACTTTATATAATGCCATTCCTGCCGTAATAACAGCGGCAATCGGATTCGCTTTAATAATTTGGAATAAAGCTGACAGAGATATCTTTAATTTTCCAATAATTCCAACACCTTCGCTTAGCGAAAGAAAGAAATAAGAAAAAGCACTCCCTGTTTTCTTAATCATGGTTGTCGACATAAAGGCGGGGATAACTTTATTGGCAGCTATTACGGCGGTTGTGAATAATCCTAATTGAATAATAGCCGCTCCAATATCTGTGTTTGCAAACTCCAATAACGCAGTTCCCATGTCAATAGTTTGCTTTAATAAATCTGAACTTGCAATGCTATTAGCTAAATCCTGAAAAGCTTTCTTTAACATTTGGATTTTATACTCCAAAGACTCAGCATAAGCCTCATTTTCCTTTAAAGCAGAACCCGAAGAATGTAGCGCAGTCTCATATGCTTTTTGAGTTTGGGAAAAATTTTGGAGTTCTGATGCCAGAACTTCGTACTGATTTTTTCCAGCGATGGTCAGACCTAATGATTGTTTTTGAGCTTCCGACATTTGTCCCCAATATTTGGCTATATCACCAAGGATATCATAAGTTGAGCGCATCTGCCCTTCTGAATCTCTAAGGGCAACGGTTATATTATTGTATCCTAATGCTAACTCTGAACTTTTGTTAGCAAGTGAACTGATGTTCAAGCCGACTGTCCTCAGTCCGCGAGCAATTTTTCCTGACTGGTTAGGTAAAATTTCTCCTGCTCCAGTCATCAATGCAACAGTCTGTTCAAAACTATTACCTAAAGTCCCCATAGCCGCCGCGGTTTTACTTAAACCTAATGATACTATTAAGTGTTATTTTTTAAATAATTTTCTAATATATTTTTATAATTATTGGAATTAAATTCCCAATAAGGAATTCTTAATAATTTTATATTATTGTCTTTACAATATTGGTTTTTTATTTTGTCATTATTAATGGTTTTTTGAAAATTTATTTCAGCTTCTTTTTGGGAAACTCCTCCAAAATTTACTGGCGAATAATGTTGTTGCCCATCACATTCTATACATATATTGTAATCAGGTAAATAAAAATCAAAATAATAACAATATTTATTATTATTATTCTTAAATCCTTTAAAAGAGTGCTCTCGAATAAAATTGATATTATTTTCTCTTAACCAATTCTGTGTTTTCATTTCAAAAGACGAAATGGCTTTTGAACATTCATCGCAAACTTTCTTATTACCATGAACAAAATCTTGTACATGAGTAGAGAATATATTTCCGCATTCACATTTAAAAACAACTTTATCTTCTTTGATTTTCAATGCTTTTGTTTTTATATTGCTTATCTTGCAAAAATTATTGATATTGTATATAAGATTATTCTTGTTAAATACAACAGAAAATCTCATAAATTCCTTATCTAAATTTCCCAAACTTTGATAGCCCTTATATCCGTCAAAATCAACAACAGACAATCTTGTCATATTATTTTTGTATTCGTTAAGATTTTCTATAATTAAGCCATGTTTTAAAAATTCTTCCTTGACAACTTCCTTGTCTTTAGACTGTCTTTGACCTTGTATCTCTCTCATGCAGTAATCACAATATCTTTTTTTCTTATTTTTAAAAGAAGCCCAACTCGCCATGAAAGAATTTCCACATATAGGACACTTCCATTCCATTTTGTCTAATTGACCGATATATTTGTCAGACAGTAAGGTTGTTTTAATGTTATTATTTCTTATATATGTGTTTATGTTATACAAAGTATAAGGGTTTGATTTATGAAAGATGTAATAACCTTGTCCGCTATGTATGTTACTATAACAAACTTGAGTTAAATATCCTTCTTTTGTTTTACATTTCAACTTCTGTTTACTATTGATGTATTCAGTGTCTAAAATTTCAAGCCCATTTTCTTTAAATTCTCTTTTAATATTCTCAAAATCTTTCTTTAAGGCATCTACAGAAATCTCCTTAGAACACTTAGGACATACCTTTCTATTGCTTTGCATATCTCCCCATGTTCTCATATATTTTTCTCCGCAAATACCACATTTCCACTCTAATTTTTTATTATTAGCTATATATGTTGTAGACATTAATTGTGAAGTTGGATTAAATTTTAACATGTACGCATTTATATTTTCTATTGTATACGGATTTTCTCTTGAAATAAAATTAAAATCTTTGTTTTCTTTTATTTTCTTTAAAGTTGTTTTTAATTTAAAATTATTTTTGTTTTTAATTATAACATAGTCTGCGTTAATATATTCGACCAACAAACATTCTTTTTCTTTCAACTCTTTTATAATATCATTTAATTCCAAAAAAATAACACCTCTTTGTATTTTCATACAAATTAGACTATTTCTTCATCCTCAACAGAGGAGCAATTCGTTTCCATTTAATGGTATTACATAAGACTAATCTCATCTTATAACCAACCATGCTATGGCTGTACTCTACTCACTTCGTCTACTTTGTAGCTTATTCTATTTAACTATTATAACATAATAAATTTCATTTGTCAACAATTAAATAGTTACATTTATTATTTGCTTTCGATAGTCGTTTGACACATTCCTATTCGGAACTTCGTGCCCAATTATCCAATCTAATTCATTTTTAAAACATTCACACTTGAGCATATTTCATCCCTATGTTGTAGTCGAATTAGCTCTAAGGAACTTCTGGGTTTAGAATTGTTTTCTTTGTATGTTGCCATACTTCCGACCTATCATTAAATCGGTGCTTGAAACACTAAACTTATTCGAAACCTCGTTAATAGCATCTATAACTCGTATACTATCTTGTGCATTAAAATTAAAAGCTTTTAGGTTACTTATGATAACAAGAGCGGCGTCGGCAGCACTTAATTCACTATCTGCTATGTTCTGAAATACTGAAGCAGTCTGGGCTAATATAGCAGCGTCACTTTCGGAAAATCCACTCTTTTTAAAGTTTCCTGCGGCTTCTACCATTTCAGCAGTAGTTCTACCAGTCAATTCACCCATTTCGGATAACGTCTGAACATATTTATCAAGCCCAGAGCCTCTTAAATCTGAAACCTTTTTAAATTCAGTCAATGCCGCGTCTAAATCGCTAACAGCTTCATACCATCCACGAGTTGCAGAAGTGACTAATCCAATTATTTGGCTAACCGTATAAAATTTTGACATTTTTTCAAAAATATCGCCTACGGTTTGAGAGGTTCGTTTCAATGTCTTATTTATACTATTCGCACTCGCATCTACAATCTTTACATTTTTAGGCAAGTCAGAAATTTTTCCAGATATTTGGACTAAAATTCTGTAAGTAGATTGTAAATTCTTGTTAATATTATTAAGAGAAGTTTGAACACTACTTAAACTTCCTTTGTCAATATTAACTTTTAGACCTTTTTGCTCAATAGTTTGTAATTGTCTTAAAATCTGGGAAGTATCAATATTGGCTTTTAGATTTAAACTATAATCTGCCAACTGTTATGCACCTCCATATTATTTTTTCACACGATATTTTTCTCTGGTTGAAGCAAAAATCAAGATGCTATCAGAAATATCATCGTCTGATTTTTTTTCTTGATATTTTCCTGTCTTACTATAAACACATTTCAGATCAAGATTAAATAATTTATTTGCCAGCTTGATGGAATTAGGTTTGAGATTTTCTCTTTCCATTCCTTTTTGTGTTCCATCATGCAAACCAATATTCTTTCTCCATGTTGAAACATAAATAAAACGAGTTTCAATATTAAATGAATATAAAACTCCTAATAGCATACCTTGAACCGCACCTAATTGAACTAAAGTCAATTTGCTTTTCTTATCAATTAAAGGCACATCTTCAATATATGCTATTTCTGGTTTGTATTCTAATAATAATTTATTCATTTTTGGAATTAAATTGATTATTCTATTTCTCCATGGAGCTTTTTCATCATCTGGGGTTAATTTTCCGTAATTAACTAAATTATCTTCATCAAAAATGCTCCAACCAATAGCTGTAGTTGAAGCATCTAAACTAATATATCTCATCTTTTATATTCCCTTTATCCCTAATTAAAAGAGTGAGAAATTCCAACTTGTAAATCTAAGCCGTATTTTCTTGCTTCTCTTTGAAATATTTTGTCCAAATTCAAATTAACATATTTTTCAAATTCATCCCAAAATTTTGTCGCAACAACAGGTGAAAATCCAAAAGCGGAATTATTTGTACCATTATTTAAAATGTCGGCTAACTCATGCTCTTTTAATGGCTCATAAATATTACCATGCTGAAATAGCTCTGCATTCCAAACCATTACCGATAAGTCCTGATAAATGTTCGATTCAACATAATTTCCCACGAACTTTGCGTTCTCCATAACAAAACTATCACTGAATTGATATGTTCTTGTATACCACAAAGGTTCTGAATCGTATATTTTAGTTTGAATAATAGTAATTAATTGATCGTATAATTCTTGGGTTGTATTATTTAGTATGTCGGTCAATATTACATTGAGTTGATTATCAGCTCTTGAGCTTATTTTCTGTACCATTTTTCGACATCTCACCCATAATTTTTTCTACCTTTTGTTTACTTGGCATTTTTTTTACCATTTTATTAGTAGATTCTTCTAAACTTCTCGCCAATTTTTTAATAGTATTTTCAACACTTTCGGCTTCACTTAAAAGGTCGCAAATCAATCCATAACTACTACATTCATATTCTACTTCGTCAATTAAAAGAATTTGCATGAAATAATTATATTTTTCGATACTAATATTTTCATCAACGCCGACATTTGTAGCGAATAACAATAAATACCAGTCAAGCATAATTTTTCTATCAGTTACATCATCGACTTCTAATAATTCTTGGACGATTAATTTAACTTTCTCGATTGGTAAATATCTCTGAATATCAATATCAAATCTTTCGCTATGAAAAATATTTGTATCTTTAACTTTTAAATCTTTCATTTTTAATCTCCTTTTATCCGATATTCTCCATTTACTTTCCTTAATTTTACAATTTGAGGTATATAATCAAATGGATTTTTGAACACAATAACTTGATTGTCAACCTCAACATAAAGTTTACCCTTATGTTCAAATCGCACTTTGTATTCACCTTTACCTAATTTAATAGGTTCTTGTTTAAATTTGCAATTTGCCATTTGCGACATCGGACGATTTCTTTTTTCTTTTTCGCACCTGTAAACATATGGGCAATAATCGCCAGTTTTTGTACATTGGCAATCTTGATTATAAGGTGCAACAATACAATATTCACAAAATATGTCCATAATACCGCTCCCTAAAAGCAAAAATTGAAAAAAAGGGGCGTTTAAACCCCTCTTTGTTTTATTCTACAGTAACTTCCGCATAAGCTTTAATATCAGGCTTATCGGTAGCGGTAATTTCAATAATGGTAGTACCAGCCTGTTTAGCCTCGACTTCACCAACATTGCTCACAGTAGCAGTAGCCTGTGTACCACTGGTAAAGGTTAAGTTGCTGTTGTTCAATACACCAGTAATACCACCAGAGAAAATACCAACAACTTTCAAAGTCAATTTCTCGCCAGTGTTCATAGAAATTTCTGCGCCATCAACAGCCATAGACTCCAAATCTTCAGACCAGTTCTTGCCATAAATTTTCATCTTAACAGTAGCATAAGCGCTCATGTCATTGCAATTAGTAGTAGTATAATATGCTAAAGCCTGACCACTTAGGGGAGTATTAGATACACCAGAGGCAGTCATATCCAAAGACATAGCCCCAGATAACTGAAATCTCGGAATGTCAACAATTAATTCACCAACCTGAGAACTGGTACTAATTGTTTGAGCACTAATACCACCAGCAAATAACGGATAAGTTACAATTAAATGAACTTCGCTCGGAATCATAGCTGACGGAACAGTAAACAACTGCATAGCGTCATCATTAGAATTATAAGTTACACAAACCTTAGAGCCAATCGGTAAATTAGATGCGTTTGCAGTTTTACCTACAAAAGTAATAGATTTATAATCTTCTTGTCCTTCAATAGTATAAAACCCAACAGTACCAGCAGTACCAAAAGCCACAGGTGTACCAGTAATAGTAATCTGATTTGCAATGGTAGTAGTTACACTTTCGGTAACTAAAGAGCTACCACCAATGGTAATATTACCACCAACATTTAATGCCAAATATTGTAAATTAAATAAAGCATCTGTGATAGTCATTTCAAGTAAACTATCATGGAAATAACGCAAAATCTTCCATTTGAAACGCAACTTTCAAATGCGCTCTTCAAGAGAGCTGCTTACACTTTCGCATAAGTTGAGACTATATGTCCATTTATATATCTATATTAATCGTTGTGAAATTAGATATATAAATGTTGTATTTTTCTTCCACCATTTGCTTGTGGCTTTACTCCTCCGTCAGAGGATAGTCGTTGGGGGTCTCCCATATCATAAAGACTTAGGGCTTTCCCTGCTAAACACCCATTTACAATCACTTAGGATTTAACCATATGATTATCCTATAACTTTTTTCTGCTTTCGCAACCATTCAGTTTATCGTTTCCAATTACTGTTTAGGTATATAGGCTTTAGGGATTCCAAGCATTAAACACAAGATACTCACTGATTACTCAATGAGCAGGGCGCATCGTTACCCCAAAAGAGGATTACTCAAACCTCCGCGAACATCCTCTGCACTCAAGCTAATGTTCATACCACCATTTTGCATGGTATTAGTTGTAAAAATAAGTTGCGGAGAAACACTTGATTGCGAAAAAGCTTTCGCTGTACCCACACCAGCTAAAATATATTTATCCAACTTTATTTTCCTCCTTACTAAATACTTGTAAATTGTTTTGCATATTCATTCGCATCGCTAAATATATCATCATAAATATCCTTATCTTTTTTATATACCCAATGGTCAATATCTATTTTAGCACCTTGTGTGACTGCTATCATATTAACGATATAATCATATTTACTAACAATAGTATTAAAGGTTATTTCAAATAACCTATAGGGCATATCCATAATTTTTTCATGAGTATATCCACTCGAACTAAGAACAACACCTACTTTATATTCCAAAGTCGGATTTTTAATTCCCTTATTTTTTAACGCAAAATAATCTGTAACAATTCTTTTAAAATCATTACTCATAGGTCTATCATCGTAACCCTCGATATTTTGATATAGAATAATCTTTCTTAAATTATCAAAATCTGAAGCAGACAATTCTTTATTATTTAAAACAATTCTTGCTTTGTTTTTTTTTATCATTAAACAAATATTGCGACCATTAATATATAAATTAAAACTATTTTCGTCAATATTTTCAATAAGTAATTCATCTTGAGGAATATCTGTTTTGTTCTTAAATTCTTCATCATATGCAATACCAAAACACAAATCTATTATATTTATAAATTTCTGTTTAATCTCATTGTTACCTAAAATTAAATATATTAAATATTCCAAATAGGACATTTTAATAACTTCGACATTCCCAATGGAAGATTTATCTATATCTAAAATCCCATAAGAATCTGAAAATTTTAAAAAATCTCTAACTTTAATCGGAAATACCTTTAATCCCTTATATTCTACTGGAATCCCTAACCCTACATTTATGGATATATCTTTAGCTATTGCACCCATCTACACGACCTACATCTGTGTAAATTGTACTCATAATGAAATAATACCCTGTAAAAGTAGAATTATTTCCTATTCCAACTCGCGACCTATCTAATGTTGATAATTGATGATTATATTGTAAATATCCTACCCCTGCAACATCTTGTCCGTTCAACGATTTCATTAATTCCATTTCAATTAAATCGCCTCTATTGCAAGGAACACCGTTGTAATCTACCATGGGTATTTTTGTACCGAATAGAATATCAAACTCATAACTAATAACAGCGGTTGTATATGTTTTTGGAAGAGTATCGTAACGATATATTTTTAATACAGGTCTGCTAATTGTTTCTAAATTAGGCTGAATATTAGTTAAAAAAATCGTATAATCATCTGTTCTATCTTGCCCATTCCAAATCATATTAACCTTTTGTTCTAAAGTTAAATTTGGCTGAGATAGCGCATCTTTCGTTGGATAATATAAGAGTTTAAAGAGATTGTTATTTTCAACGAGAGCCATAACTATCTTATATGGAATATATGGCATTGTTGAAAATGTATTATAATTACTTTGTGACATATTAATTCTCCTTAAAAGAACGACTTAATAGTAATTAACATATCTTTTCTAATGTCATTATAACTAAAAGATAATTTAATTGGCTCATCACTGGGTAATAACCCTTTAATAGTAAAATTATTTCCTTCTCTATTTAAAGAGTAAAAATTACTTTCAGAATAAATAATATTAATTTCATCATCTAACTTAACATTATTGTTGCAAGCAGAAACATTAAATTCTTTTGTTTCATACTGTCTTAATTCTGTAAATTCAGGATTAATAACTATTGTATAACTGTCTTGAATTTCATCTACAATGTTAATTTTAATTACATCAAAAATATCTTCGTTACCCTCAAGATGAACTTTAAATACAATTTCGCCAGTAGCATTATCTTTAATTTGATAAGTGCCATCGTTAGAAATCATAGCTTCGCCTTGTTCTACACTCCAAACGATATTTCTGTCAACATTTTTACCATTCAATTTGACATCTGCCTCTAATTGACCTGTAGAACCCTTTAATAATTCAGAAATATTGGAATTAATATTGATTGAATAATTATATTCGAATCTGTTGGCAATATTATTTTTAATATCATCTGATGGCTCAATCATATCTAAATAAAAATCGTAATATAGTAGCGTTGTATCTTCTGTTATATTATCATTTTGCAGAATATTATTAATAGCCGTTAATTTAAAGGGTTGCCCATTAAAGATAAATCTTTGATTTTTCTCAAAATTTAGAGTAGTTTCATTTCCTTGTACAATTATTACAATATGTCCATTAGCAGTAATAACATCTTTATCTTTTAATTGTTGTGGACTTGATAAGTCATATTCAATACAACATGGAAAAGAATTAATCTTGCCATTTGTTTTATCAATCCATTTTAAAACATTATTGCAACGCCGAACTTCGATTTGATTATATGGATTGGCATAATCTCTAAGATTAATAGTAATCCATGTATTGTCCTTCCATATAAACATTAAACCTAAAACATTTTTATCTGAAAGATTTTTACTTCCGAATAGTTTAAAATCGTCTGATTTCTTTAATCCTGTTCCCATGTCGATAGCCATATCAACACTAATATCAACAGGATTATATATTTCACTGCCTATATCTTCTTGTTTATATATTAATTCGCTATTTTGTGTTGAATTATCCCACCTATCATTTAACATAGCCTGTATAAATGAAGTGTATTCGTCTTTTGGGGTATCACTATACATATGCAACAAGCTTTTGTATTTACTAAATCTCATCTTTGTATAATAAAGAAGAACATTCTAAAATAATTGCCCTTTTTTCCTTTAAGGTTGCCATCTTAGAGACTTCTTTGAGACCTTTCAATTTTTTCAAAACATAACTTTCTTTTTCTGACAATTTATCTTCCCCAGATAATTCAACAATTAAATTAAACAAATAGGCATTGTACTCATTTTGACTATTTTCTAAAATAGGCAACAATTTCCAAACTTTAGGAGCATATAATGATTGCATTACCTATCACCCCTTAAAGCCTTTGGAAATTAAATCAAGATTTTTAAATTGATAATTTGTTCCGTCTTGTTTAACTCTGCCACGCAACATTTTTAAATTTGCATATCTTTCTTTTAAATTTTGCCCTGTAGAATATTTTTTAAACTCTCTATTTTGAAGAGTTTCCTTAAATTCCAAAACATCATTAACTTGTGCTTCATACCACGCAATCAACGTCCAGTCGGCAATAATAGCAATTTCATTAATATCAAAATCACTATCGAAAGTTTGAGATTCTAAATCATATGTTAAAGGTTTTAAACATTCAGTAAATTTTGGCAATTCTCGCAACATATAGGATTGGAGAATTTCTGTAAACAAATTTTCATCCTCTTTGTAGATTTTAGCTAATTTATAATCATTAATGATTACCATAGCTTCATCTATAATTGCCGAAAAAGGAGTTCCCACGAAATCTCCTCCTTTATTTCTTAATTAATTTAGATAAATCTTCAGCAATTTTTACAATATCATAACCAGACTCAACCTTAATTCTGTTTAAACTATTATAATCATAAGATTCATTTTGGTTAATACGTTCAGCAATGGCTAGAATAGTAGATTCTAAAAGCTCTTTATTGGAAATTCCAAGTAACATATCAACATCAGAACTATCGCGAAGTCTAATAATTTTATCTAATGTCTTTTTATCATATAATTTCGCGTAATCCTCTGCTAACCCTAATTCTTCTACGGCTTGTTTATCTGCAATATAAATCAAACCACTCTCCATAGTGTTAGGATAATTATTGACAATGTTTGCCAAATCGTCAAATTTAATCATTTGAGAGTCACCATAGGCTTTGAAACTATAAACTTTACCTAAACCATCTTCTTCTGTTGCAACATTAACCATATTATGCATTAAATTGATACATTTGATTTTCTTACCAGTATAAATAGGCTCAGATTTTACAGGCTTATCTTTTAATTCAGACTCTAAACTTTCAATCTTACTTATTAATTGAGCAATAATTTCATCGTAGTTAGGCTTTTCTTCAACTTTTTTTGCTCTCGTCTTGGTTTTAACTTCTTCAATAACTTCAGTATTATCTTTTTTTTGAACTGCCATTTTAAAACTCCTTTTATCCTTGAAATTAAATCGTGAAAAATAAGCTATAATGACAGCGCATTATAGCTTATTTTTATATATAAATTACTGCAAGTTGGTAACTACACCAGCAACAGCATTAGTAATAACTTGAACATCCCAAGCTTTACGCAAAGTGGACATCTGCAAGAGGTTTGCATTTTCATACATATTATCGGTATTACTCATGGTTTCGCCACCTAAGCCAATCTGTACCAATTTTTGTGCAGCAGGAGAGACAACGTAAATTTTGGTGTCATCCAATTTTAAAGAATACGGATTTGCATAGTTATAAGCATCGGGAATTTGCTCAATCGGAATAACGTCATAACCATTAAAACTCTGTAAACTTCCCAATTTAACATAATTATCATCTAACAAATATCTATAATTGTTATTGGTGGGCAATACAGATTTCAATGCTACAGGAGTACCCATAATAACAGGTTTCACACCATAATTGTAAGCGGCTACAGTCTCACAAAGTTTGATTAAACCCTTTTCGGTATAGTTAGTAACAGCCAAATTGCCAGTCAAGTTACCCATAGTAGTTTCAAAAGCAGAGAAAGCGTCAGTTAACAAAGCTAATTCAATACTTCTTGCGGCTTTCATAACCTGTTCAGCAATAAACTCACGACCAGTCAAAATTTCATACAAATCAGTACCGACAGTCAACTGATGATTTTCAGGAACTAAAGTAACGGTAGTTTTGTAAAGTTTCTGCAAATCGGCGTGTTTTAATCTGTAGCCAGCTTTAGTAACAGTAAACAGAGAGTTATTTTCCAACTCGAAAGACATACTATCGCCAAGGTCAGCAAAACGAAAGTCTGCAATATAACGTAAAGAACCAGTGGTTAATACTTCGGGCAGAACCATATCAAGCAAAATATCACGAATCGAATTAGCAAATTCTCTTACTACGGTATGGTTTGCATATTTTTTATAACTACCCATAACGCCATCTACAGTCATGCCAGTACCTTTGACAATCTCTTCGGCAAACATTTTATTGATTGCTTTATTCATATCAGAAACAGAAGTTTCTGCAAATTTCTTACCTTTTACGCCTCTTTCAGCTAAAAAGTTTTCACAATATACATTCATTGCAGTATATAACTCAGGAGAGTTTTCTGCAAATTTTTTAACAGCAACAGTCTCAAACATTATGTCTATTCCTCCTTAAATTATTCCTGTACGCAAACAATCTTGTACGCAGGAGCATATTCCATGCCAATACCTACTTTTGGGAACGGTAAAACGCCAATCCATTCAACCTGAAAAGCTGTAGAGCCAGCAGTTGCGCCAGTAGCTTTGGCAACACGAGTAAAGGTACTCTGTCCTGCTTTAGCTTCTAAGAAGTCACCTGCAACAATTTCAGAAGTATTATCAATACAATCGGCGGTAATTACAATCTGGTCGCCCTTTACAGGTTTAAAAGCACTAAAAGTACGTTTTTTAATGTTAACAAAATCTCTCGGGTCTGCACTCAAACCAGCAAACATCTTACCGTTTACCTCGGTATAATGTTCACTCGGATTATAAGCAATCCACAAACCACCTAAAGTATCAGCAACAGGAGCGGTAGCAGTCCATACCTCATCTCCCTGTTTAGTCGGAGCAGCTAACGCGATTAAAGCACCACCCGCAACATCATTTTCACTTACACAAAATCTATTTAAAGCATCTACATCAGTAGCAGAAATTCTGCTTTCAACAATTACACCATTTGCCATGTTATAAGTCCTCCTTATATTATTTTAAGAATTTTTTAAATACATCCTCTTTGCTTGTTGGTTTTGTTTCATTTGTTACACTTCCAACAAAACCCATTCTGATAATATCTTCTTTTTTCTTAGTTTTCTTTTTGCTTTCATCATAAGCGAAAGATTTAACTTTAGATTCAAATTCTGCGATTTTCTCAAATTCACAGTTTTTGCCTTCCTCCATTAACTCTTCATATTTTTCAACACTCAAATCATCTTTAACATTTGCCATAATTTTATCTACGGCAAAATTCTTTTCCTCATTGAGTTTTTGAGTTTTAAAGGTTCTCAACTCTTCTAACTCGCAAGCCATGGCACAGACTTTTTCCATAATGATATTAGTCTGCTCGTCGGTTTCGTCAACCATTTTCTTAGCTTCTTCTCTTGCTTCGACAGTTTCAGCATTAACCATAGCCATAATTGCCTCAGAATTTAAACCCATTTTCTGCACTTCGGATTTCTCCATTTTGTCAAAATCAATCTCGACTTTAAACTCTTTGTCATCTGCTTCTGCGTGAATTTCAGCAGGAATATCAAATCTTTCTTTGGTTTCTTCGTTAGTAACGACAACTTTATCGTCTTGAATACTATTGACAAAATAATCTTTGCCCAAATGTTCTTGGACTTTGCGAATTACGACAGCATAAACCTCTCTGCCCTCTAATTCATTAAATTTCTTTTCTGCCATTTTTTCACCACCCTCATCTGCTAAATCAAAATCTTTATATAATTTTTCAACTTTATCAATAACTTCTTGCTCATCGTTCTGTTTAGCATAAGTTAAAGCGGAACTTAAAGCATTTCTGTTATAGTAAAAGGTGTCACCAACTAACTGCATTAAGGGATATTTCAAGTGTTCGGATGGAGCTTCTTGCCAGCCATCTTCGACAACACCGTAGACAACTTTAACTAATTCATCTCTGTTTTCGGCGTTCATAACTTTATCTCTAATATCAGTTTTATCAATTTCTCCCCAAGGAGTATCTTTCAATTCTTTTTCATTGATTTTATAAGTTTTTTTATCAGCCAATTCCTTTTTTCTCCTCTCGCTAAATAATTTCAAACTATTATTATGTTTAGAATAATAATCATCGGCACTTTCAGCAGAAAATCTTTTAATATTCATCTCTGCACCCTCACAACTCGGTTTATAATTTAATCCAAGAATTGTACAGCCATGAAACATAATTTTTTCAATCGGATTATCTCCATTTTCATCTGGCTCTTCCTGTTCAATACAACTAAATTCAGCACTAACATTTCTAAAATTATGCTCTTTAAATAACTGATATACAGGGGTAGCATATAATTTAGAAATCAAGACATCAAACACCGCAAATGTTTTACCATCTTTTTCTTTAAACTGAATTTTTCCATCTTTTGGAAAATAGCCTACAATTTGTTGATCTTGTGTATGAGTAGTGACATCCTTTTGAAAATCGGAATATTTAGCAATTAGAAATTTCCCTAACATAGTATGAGCATCACGTTTAAGAACATCGAGAGAAATAGGGTTTTTATGACTATTATTACCCTCGGCTAATAAGTAAACTTCACCTAATGCAAAATCAACATCTTCATCATCGGTGAATAAATAAATATCATCAACAGAAAATTGTTTTATTTTCTCCATTACTTATTCACCACCTTTCAATATATTTTATCAATTCATTAGTTTTTTCATAATAATAATAACCTTCCCAAAAATATTTTGGGAAAAACCCTTGTTTATGAAGTTCCATTGTTTTGTCGCTATCAACTTTAATGTATTTATCTTTCTCTCTTGGTTTTTGCCTAAACAACATTTTATTTATCTCCCAAGATAAAGAAATGGTCTTTTAAGTGAGCGTCAAAACTTGGGTTGTCTTTATATAGTTTGATTTTATCAACCAATAAAATACATTGGTCTACAATATTATTATAATACACATTGAAACTTAATAAATCAGATGCAATTTGTTTGTCCATATTCTCCATTGCAATCTTAATACACATAGAGAGCTGGTTTTGAAAATCAATAACGATTTCAAGCAGTTCGTTTAAAACTTCTTCTACAGTATTGTACTGTTTATCCATTACTGGAATACCACCAAATACAACACTAATATTATATCGTTCTAAACACTTTTCACTTAAATCGTCACCAATTCCGTTTGAAAAATAATGAGCAATATATTTATGAACCACATCGGCAGTCTCATTATACGATAAATCAGCCAACAAAACAGATTTCATTCTATCAATTCTGGCATTATCAATATAACATTGAGTAATTAGCTCTTGGACTGCTGACTTGGTAGGCGCTGTGATGTTCAAAGATATTCACCTCTATCAATCATAATCTCTACTTTCAGTTTTAACTTCATCTTGTTCTGGTCTGCCTTGGTTTTCTGTTGCATTTGAAGTATGAATAGACACTAATTGCCCAAGTTTAGACATAAAGTTGCTGTTTTTACCCTCATCTAACATACGACTGAAAGATTGAGGTTCATAGCCAAAAGCTTGTGCAAAAGCTGATTCGCTAAGAATAATACCTCTATCTGCCAATGCGATAACTTTATCTTGTCTATTCTTTTGTTCAAACCAATAATTAGAACCATCGAAATGAAATCTAAAATGATATTTCTTTAATTTTTTGTTAACAAAGTAATTTAAAAAATTCTCAAATTGAGTGTATAACTTTCTCATTTTACCATAATCATTACTAATTTGAGCAAATAATTCAGCTTCAGATACTTTATCTGTACTATAAATGACTCTACTTGCCGAAGCGCCTAAACTTGCGCTGTTTTTAGTTTGAGTAGTGTACATTTCGGTATCCTTATCTTCAAATTGGTAAAAATCAACATTTTCTGCTGGCATTGCACCAATTTTAATGTTATTTCCAATACCTTCGCGAACCAAAGACAATAATTGACCTAAAACATTAGGTTCAAAAGCTGTGGCATTAGGTTCATTCGTGTCTTTAAGCATTTTAATTTCGCCAATTAACAAACCATAAGCAGAAGCAAAATTTTTGTCATTCTGCAATTTTTGAACTACACTATCTAATACGGTATCTTTCATCAAATTAGCCAAAGGTGGCGTAATAGCAAAATCGTTAGTGTTATACTTAAAAACCCATGCTCCGTCATTAGGGGAAGTTTGAGTCCAATATGCCCACGTCCCATCTCGATTAACAAATTGATTGGAAGGTATATAATTATATTGATTCTCTGATTGAAAAACATTCAAGTAATATTTTTTAAAAGCAGGAGCAAATAAGTTAATATCAATGCTTGGATTAAGAAATAAGCTCATATTAAAATCATATAAGAAGCCATTTTCCCAATACCCTGTAAGCGTACAATAATTTTTAGGCATAATTTGAAGTGCATATTTTGGCACTTTTTTATTACTTAGCCCGATGCCATTATCTCTAAACCACCTATAATCAACATCATTTATCAAAATGTTTTTAACTACATCTTTGAAATAAGTTTTATAATCAAAATTATCTAAAAATTTAAAAACTCTATTTTCATCTTCTTTGTATTCTTTTGATGAATAATCAGTACCAAAAGCATTAATGCAATCCCAACGCAAATCAAAAGATAGAATATTCGCAAAGTAATCTACTGTTTGACTAAAAATTCTGTCAAAATAATTCATATATTGACTAAAAGAAGATAATAATTCAGAAGAATTAGGGGTGTCTTTTAAAGCTTTAACAATAGAATCATAATCTGCTCCAATCGGATTGCTTGTCAATCTTTCCAAATTTTTACTTAACAAATCTGGAGTATATAATCCAATACTATTTCTATAAGAATTATTTAGTCCGTCTGCAAATTGTAAAACATCCCAAACCTGCTTCTTAGTTAATTGTTGTTGTTCTTCCAATTTCTCATCTCCTTTCTTTTATTATCCAAACAATCTCCATTCATTTATATCAAAGCCAGTTTTAGTTTGACCTTTTTCTTTATTATTTTGGATTAATGTTAAAATATAATTACCATAAGACAAAGCAACGGCAATATCTTTTGTTCCTTGTCTTTGCTCAACAAGTTTCACATAACCCTCATTATAAACAGGAGATAAATTAATCATCTCATTTAACAAAAACATTCCTTGTACATATGGATATTTCAATCTTGCCCTTTCTTCAGAAGTCGCAAATAAATATTCTTTTTTCTCTGACATTCTTTGCTCGTAATCCAAATCATCTAAAGGCAAAGAAATTTCATCATTTTTTAATTTGATAAATAAGTCATTCCACATGGCACTATTTAATACTTTATGACCTTGCATAGGAATAATTACTGGTCTGGCACTTCTATCAATAGCTCGATTAGCCAAATCATTTATTTTTGCCTCGGCTAACACATTATATTCCATTTTTTTACAAACAGTTAAACCGCTTTTATCCCACGTTGAGCTTCCTCTTATAGGGTGGTCATACTCTCTTGTTAAATTGGTATAATGAATTTCACCGCCATTTAACAAGTCCATTACACAATAATCTGCTTTATAATCATAAAACAGTTCTCGGATTGTTTTTAAAGCCTTCTCTTGCTCGCCGCCAGCCATAGTTTGAATATAATCTACATATCTATGGTATTCTCCATTTTTCTCTAATTTTAAAGACATACAAATCATAACAGTATTATCGTTCTTTTCTTTTGTCGTGGCATTTGCAAAAGCAAAATCAACTACAATAATTCTGATTTCATCTTCTGCTTTTGGCTTCCCATGATATGTCCTCGAACTTAATTCCTGTGGTAATGGAGGATAGAATACTCTGCTATTATTTTGAGCTTTTCTTACCATATCCAATGTAAAGAAACTGCTTTCACTTTCGCCAAGAGTTTCATTTAAAATTTCCATTGCAAAATCATATGTTCCTAAACTTTTTCTGGTAGCATAAAACCATTTAGCATCTTTTAAACCATATTTAATCGCTAAGAAAATATCCGAATTAAATACCCTGTGTCTGCTATATTTGTCTTTAAAATATGAAACAAAGGTTTTATTATATAAAGTATTAAACCATTCATTTTTAAATCTGTTTGACGTAATATAGACTTGCTTCATTATATCAAATTTACTTTTATAATTAGAGTATGCTTTATTCTTTTTGTATTGTGGTTGCCTTAATGTTAGCATAGGAACACCAACACTATCAACCATAGTTTTTTTAATTAATCGACATTCTTCAACAATTAACATTTGAACGTGTTCACCACGAGAAGAATCAATGGCTGGTAGAAAGATAATTGATGAACCATTCCAAAATTGAGCAATGTAGCCCTTTTCAGTTTCTTTATATGTTATTAATCCATTGTTTAATAACCATGCCATAAAATACGAGTTTTTATTACAAATTTCTTTTTTAAATGTTGTTTCAAAGTCAGCGGAAACTTGTCCTCTGCTAACCGCCATAACGGCAACGCTATAATGCGGAAATTGTAAACACATAGCAGCAGCATACACTATGGCTTTAAAAGTCTTAGAAACACCACGAGTTGAAACATCTACATAGTTTGTAGCATCTCCCATAGTAAAATATGAATAATGCTGATATGGGAATGATGATATCCCCATTTTGTAATGAATATAAAGATTGGGATTATTGCGCCAAAAGGTTATCCATCTTTTCTTTCTATCTTTTATCTCTTGCTGTCTTTTTACAGATAATTTCTCTTCTTTTCTTCGAGAAGATTTAATACCCTTAATTTCTTGAAGAATTTCTTGATTTGTCATTTCTGTAAATCCTCAACATTTAAATCTGGATATTCTTTTGAGCCTAAAACTTTATTCCCAATACAACGCATAATATCATCATTATCACTTCTGAAATGACAAATATCATCCAAATGTTCATCAACCCAATCTAAAGGTTCGATGTTTTCTTCTGTATATGCCCAATCTTCAATTAATTTTTCAACATCAGTTTTTTTTTCGTCAAATTTAAAATCATCTAATTTAAGTTTTTTGTAATATTCCATTACTCGCTTTTCATCGCTCGAGGTGTCTTTTCCTGCTAATCGTGCCTTATGGACATCTAACAAAGCCAAACAAAGAAATCTCAAAACCGTTATGGTACTGTTTGCTAAGTCTTTCTCATTTTTAGCATATTTACCATATTCATTCTCTAAAAACAAATAATCTTCTAAAGAATCTTGATTTCCCCAATCTTCCTGTAGCTCGTTTAGTGCTTTTATGTCTGTTGGGTCAATTTTAAGTCCAGTTACAAAATTAGTAATTTCTGGTAATGAATTTTCTAAATCAGTATATCTTTCAGCAGGAGGGTTAATCTTATTAATCATTTCAACGTATTGTTTTAAATAATTAACATTTTTTTTAATCTTTTTATTTGATTCTTGAGCTATTTTTGTATATACCCTTAAATCAAAAGGATAATGAAAAAAATTACATAAATTTCTAATTCCATTTTCTAAAGTTGAGGATTTAGACATAATTTCAGATGCTAATTCATCGCAGCATTTTATACAGAATACACTTTTTCCTTCTTTTAAAAATGGAGCTTTGTTGTCATAAAAAAAACCAAGAACGTGTGTTTCCCCACATCTTGGACATCTTAATTCTTTCTGAACCATATTTTATCATTCCGTTCTATTCCGTTTATTCTTTATATATAGCAAAAGAGGACTCGAATGAAAAGTCCTCTTTCTTCCGACACAACATCGGACACCAAAAGCCACGAGTAGGCTTCGAACCCACAACGTCCACTTTACAAGAGTGGCACTCTGCCCATTGAGTTATCGTGGCAAAACTATGGTAATGTCGTAACACTACCAATACAAAACTCTCATTTAAATAAACCATTGTACACTAATTTATTTAAACCGCTACTAAGAATTTTCTATCCTTGCGGGAGTGAGAATCGAACTCACCTAACCGAGCTTATGAGGCTCGTAAGTAACCACTACTTTATCCCGCAAAAAACCACAGCTATAATAAAAGCTTTTCAGCAATCCACTTCGTAGAATATGGTTTTACTATAGGCTTATATGGTTAATTATTTTTTATATTCCATCCTCTTTTAATTATTATATTCCAGAGAAATCTATGCTATAATAGACTTCTCTGGATAGTTCAAAGGAGGGAGAATGAAAAACCTATACTAAATTAATATTGATAATGTTATCATCATTACCAGAAATAATATGCAAAACTTGACTTGGCTTAGTATACTTTCTGATTTTAACAGCATAATCATCTGCGCCAACCACAGAACCATTTACAATTACCGTTGTTTGTCCATTTTCTTCTACTTGTAAATGGTGAGTATGCCCCATGTAAATATAATCTGGAATGTAGCCTAATACTTTAGAAAAATCATTAACTACATTTCCAAATTTATCATTATGCCCATGAGTTGCAATACAATTATTTCTACCAACGCTAAATTCAAGATAATCGCTATGTCCACTATCAATAACTTTTAAGCCAGTCCTCAGCTCAATATATCTAAAGATTAATCTTTCAAAATTTTCAGAGTCGATATTATCTTCTTTGCTTGCGTTCATTCTTGAATGATTACCAACAACACCATAAATATTTACAAAAGAAATTTTTGAATTGATTTTAGTAATTTCTCGAGATAAAATTTCACTAATAGTCATAATTTGCTCTGCGACATCTTCTTCTTGTGCTACTCGTGCCGATAATTTAATTAAACCAGAAATTAAATCTCCACATAAGACAATATTTAAAGTTTGCACATGATATAATTGACAATATTCAATAACTTTGGTGCTCCAAAAATTTAAACGACTGCTTGCAATAGTAGTTGAATACATATTCACATTATTATCTACTTGTAAGCCGTAATGAATATCTGATAATAAAGCAACCGCAACATTATTTCTGTCATTATAAGATTGAGATATCTTAGCCTCTTTTTCTTGAGGAATTTGAACAATATTTTCTTTTAAGACTTCAAGCAAATTTTCAAATCTTGCTTGTTCTCTTAGATAGTTTCTTTTTTCTCTATTTACATCTTGCAATCTTACTCGCTCTTTGTAAAGTTCATTCTTTAAATCATTTAATTCAATGGAATCAAGAGTGTTGCCGTTTGAAATTTGACTACGATAATGCTTAGCTACTCGATAGCCACTAAATATGCCACAATTGAAAGAACGTCTGATTGTATCAGCAGACATATTTAAGTCTAAATCTTCCGCAATTTCTTCCCAAGTTTTATCACTAATGCCATCAACTTTATCAATTAATTCTTGAATTTGTTCTTCAAATTTATCCATTTTGAAACTCCTTATTAGATAGTTTCAAAATCTTCGTTTGCCAAAATGATAGTTGTTCCAATCATATTTTCTAATAACTCGACAGCATTGAATTTTCTCTCATTACCATCTTTTTGGCTTACAGTAATAATATACTCGCCATTTTCTCTACTTAAATATCCAATTACTTTTGTAGACACTTTTTTTTCGTACATTTCCTTCATAATTCCGTTTGTCTCCTCTTATTCAATATATGGGTCGCCTGTGGTTTTGCGCTTGATAGTTTTTTCAACTACAGGGTTGACTGCAAATTTAATACCGCTCTTTGCAGGAATTTCCTTTAGCTCGTAATCTCCAGTTTGAAAGTTTTGAATACGTCTTGTCTGTCCTTTAATTGTATAAAATTGGAAAGACCCTAATTTACCCATTCTAAAAGTACAGTCATTCATAATTAAATCATACAAAACTGATTCATAACTTTCGACTATTCTCGAAACTTCTTGCCTTGAGATTCCTGTATTTTGAGCAACCATATTAATAATTTCCGCTCTTGATACATAAACCTTTTCCATTATTTTTCTATCCTTTCTCCGTCTAATCCTCATTGGGTTTCCCTTTATGTGCATAGTATTTTTACAAGAAATCATTATAATTCTTAGTATAAAAATCCTCCACTTCTCGAACCTAAAATCGGATTATATTTTGGCATTTTTCCCGTATTTTTTTGGACATTATTATATATATATTCTCCGTAAATATCCCAAATAATTTTCAGACAAGTTTTCGCATTTGTGTTGTAAAATCTTAACAAGAGTATATCTACAAGCTTTATAATATTATATTGCGAATATTTGTTTTCTAAAACTTCCTTTATTTCCTGTGGTATCATTACTTTTGATATATCTATATTTATATTTTTATATTTTAATGTAATATCTTTAACCAACTGTTTAAAATAATCTTCTATTTCTTTAAAATCTTCCATGTTAATTAATTTAGGATCATTCATTAAAACATGATAATCAAATTTGCCAATTTTATTAGTCAAAGAAAGTTTTTTGTTTGGTATTTTGGCTTCGATATAACCCATGATGTTATTTGTATTTAAAATATCAACCTTTTCTTCTGGTTTATCTTTATTGTAAATGAAGAAATGTGGCAAATTCTCTTTTTGAAATTTAATCATTTTTCTTCTAAACCATTCTGGTCTTTTAGGCATATATAAAGTCTTAGCAGAATCTATGCTAAAATTAGATTCAGCGCATAATAATTTGACAATATCAATATATTCATCAGTAAATTTCTTGTAGTTCCAAATTTTAGTTATATTGTTACTATAGATACCGATTTTTCCACTTTTATAAGCCAACATAATACCATTGTTGATATGTTCAGAATCTAATGGAGCAGCATCGGCTTTTTTCATCTCATAATAAAGTGGAACTATATTTTTCATATTCTTTTCAGCTAATTTAATAAAATCTTTATCTTCAACTACAAGTAAAATATCTCCATCGCACATATGAACTACTGACTATATCATAACCATGCAGTTTCCTGTTTAGGTCTGGTGCGCTTCGATAATAGGAATTTCACCTATTATCTACTCTACTCGGTTATTCTTTATTTACCCATACGGTAAATAAATATCCTTTCGATAGTCGATTGAGAGCTTAAAATGATTAAATGATTTTTAAATAAGAACCTTTATAATTATCTTTTTCATTTTTTAGATAATACCTTTAATTAATCATTTAAGTTCCACAGGATTCTGTTCTATCCCCTGTTAGCACAATTTTTAATTGCCATTTCCTGCAATTCCTTAACGTAAATTGTACACCCTATATTTATAGGTTCACACCATTTTATATCCTTATGTTTCCATAAGGTTCGACTGCGACTAACTAATCGAATTGTAAGACTTTGGAGATTAAATCTTTTGTTGAAGTATAAACACCTTTAGTTACAAACCATTTACTAATTTCTTTGTTTCTAACATTAATTCTAACAGAATGTTCCTTCATCAAATGGGGCGAGCGTAAACAATCTAATTTTTTATTATTCTCGAATAAATTACATGACACTTCTCCGTTTTGTAAAAGCCCATCAGGAACAGCAATTCCTTTAAACAGCCATTCACAAAAAGCATAAACATCTGGAATGACAAAAGTATACTTGCCATTAATGTTTATTTTCCCACACTTAGCTTCTTTAACTTCTTTTTCTTTTAGGGATTTCAAGATATCTTTATTGTTCGGTTCTCTTAAAAGTTCTGGATATAGATATAAAGATTTTTGCATCCATGACTGATTAGAATAATCTGGATTAACTCCAAAAATCCTCATAGTCGTTTTGAAATCCCCACCAATAGAATTAATATTTTTAATTGTTGGCTCTAAAATTTTATCGACTTCTTTCATTGTCCAGTCGGTTAAAGTCTGAATCATTTGATAACCAAGTTTAGAGTTATAAATTTTATCTTGTTCCATTTTGCAATAACAAGCTTCACAATTATATTTCTTAAAATTCTCTTTGTATTCATCCCAGCTATTATACATCTTATTGAGTTTAAATTGAGATTTTGTTAAAATATATTTAATATCATCATCGAAAATATTCCATTTCTTGCCATAAATATCAATTATATCACCCGAAAGATTGTTTTCTATCACAAACTTATCAAAAGGCATTTCAATCATGAGACCTTTAACCCAAGGCATACGAATCATTCTCGTTGTTTGCCCTATCATAATACCTGCGCCATCCATATGATTAATTGGAATATACATTTCTTTTCGCTCAATAGAATAATCATTCATATTGATATAATCAACCATGCCGTTAACCATAGTTTCAAAGTCATCAACAACGACTGTTTGGTCAATATTAAAATCTTCCCATACTTCCGTGGCAGAAGTAGTTAAAGCCGAATAGGCTAAAAATTTATTTGTGTTAATTCCGCCTTTTTGATTGATGATATCATAGCTTAATCCACACATTAATGTATTAGATAATTTTTTCAAAAGATTTTCTTTAATGACAACAAATTTCTTTTGCCTAATTTGTCCTGCGCTTGCAGTATAAAAAACATATTTTTCACCATTATACATAAACCCACGTTTGATAACATCTTCTGCTGGTTTTCTGTGATAGACTGTTATAACCATAAAGTCAGTAGTTAAATCATTTGTTTTTAATCCCATAGCTCTTGTTAGTGTTGATTCGAACATTGCTATTAATCTTTTTGATGTTAAATCCTCTTCGTTAAGTTCTCGAACAATATTAAAAGATTGATTTTTAACAAATTCTTCATCTAACTGTTCTTTATAATATTTTATGAGCTTATTTAATCTTTTCTTCTGGTTATCAGTGACCTCGATAGTTAAAATCTGTCTTTTAGATAATTTGTCTCTTTTAGGTTTCCCCGATTTAATAAATTCGCATTTTTTAATTTTTTTATTTAATTCTCTTTCTTTTGGAGTAAAAAAACTATCAATGCCCAATGAATATAATTTAACCTGATTTTGTAACTCAAACATTAATTTCCCTCTTTATTTCGTCAATAGAAAAGTGCCCTAAGAAGTAAAGTAAACCATTTTTTGTTACCATAATCCATTTACGAGTACAAATATCATTATTTTGTTGGACAATAGTATTTTCTTTGACTTTAAATAATCCAAGTTCTACTGCTCTTGGAGTTGGCATATTTTTATTTTCTTCATCTGCAATTAAATAACCATTTTCTCTCCAATATTTAAAAAGTTTATTGTGTCCAGTTTTAATATCATTATTTTTTAAAATCATTACTAATTCATCAACTGAGAATAAATCTTTATTACAATCCATTTACTTTCCTCCTTTTATTCCTCTTCTGTTTCTAATTTTATATTTAACAAACTTATTGCAGTTTGATTATTGATATCATCTTCATCAACATCTGGCTCGTATTCATCTTTAAGCCGATTAGAACTTTTATATTTATTATAGCTCATCTCTTCCCACATTGGTTTATCTCCTTTCTAAAATCTTTAATAAAATTATAACATACCCTTAGTAAAAAGTAAAGTATATTTTTGCAGTTTTTTAAAATATTTTTTTAATTGTGGATAATGTAGATAACTTTATATAAATTGTGGATAACCTTTAGTTACTGTGGATAAGTTATCCTTAAAAGAAAGAAAAGAACCAAAAGAAAGAAAATATAAATATATTTATTATATTATTATTATATTATAATATTATATATTATTACAGTATTATAATAAATTATATAATTATATTAATATATATTTCTTTTCTCTTTGGTACTTTCTCTTTTCTTTACGGTTATCACATTTTCGCCTCAACCATTAAAAAATTATCATAAGTGTAAAGTGGGGTCTTGGTATTCATTTTACTTAGTCAAAAACAATGTGGAACAATGACTTTTTGGGGCTCAAAATCAATTCAAACTACATAGGTAATACAAATTATCATTAAGCACATTTTGAACGCTTTAAATTTTAAAATAAGCCATTTTAAATAATATTTTGAAAAAAACTATTGACTTATAGCTCAAAATATGTTACAATATCTCATAGATAAGGAAATGTGGCTTAAATATCGTAATAATATGATTTATCCACAAGATAGAAAATTTTATCAATGTTATCCACAGAAAGAAAAAGTTATCCACAGGAGAAAAGGAGAGATTTTAATAAAAAACGAAGTACAAGTATTTCAAAACGAAGAGTTTGGAGAAGTTAGAACGACAGAGGTTAATGGAGAAATTTGGTTTGTTGCTAAAGATGTAGCTGGTGCATTAGGGTATGCTAATCAAAATGAAGCGGTTCAAGACCATGTAGACATCGAAGATAAACTCAATAGCAAAACGCTATTGAGTTTTGATTTGAATTTAGGACAACATGGTGGTTAGTTAATTAATGAGTCTGGCTTATATAGTTTAATCCTATATAGTAGAAAGAGGCTGAATTTTGCCATTAGAAAGCTTGCAAGCCTACAAAATAAATCTTTTGGTATAGTATGGAATGATTTTTACAGAGAATTGTCTTACCGTTGGGGTATTGATTTAAAGAAACGTGGCGGTTCGCCATATATTAAACATATTCAAGAAAAAGAGTGGCAATATGTGTTAAGAACATTGACTGCGCTATGTGAAGATGCAAATACAACATTGAGCGAAATTATGAAAAATATTAGGAATGACTTTAAGGAGGAAGAATAATGTTAAAAATTCAATCTTTAGATAACTTTGTGGGAAAATATAGAGTAATTTGTCCATACCATATTAATCCAAAGACTAACGAATATGAATTTATGGGAACAGAAGAGGGAATAAATGAATGGGATTACTTTATTCCGTTAAATTGTACGGATAAACAAGATGATTGGAATGAATGTTCAAATATTTATATCTATGATAAAGAAAATGGAATTATGGCAGCTTATATTAAATCAACACAAATTGCAAATAATTTTGTTAAAGCATATAAAAAATACGGAGCAAAGTTTCTTGTTAGAGGAGATGGCGAGGCAACAGTGTTATTTCCTTATGAAATTTTTGCTGACGGAACAATTTCTGATATGCTAAAAATTGCGCTAAAAGGCAAGAATCTTGCTCCAAAATCAATTAAAAACTTGCCGACATATAATTCACCCAAGAAACAAAAAGAAACGATTTTAAACCCTAAAAAGTCCGTTTTAATACGAGAAATGATAATCAAAAAATATGGAGAGGGAAAGTCCATTGTTGGCTACAGAAATTTATATAAAGCATTTGAACAAAAATATAACATCAATATTTCTAAATTGGCAAAAGAACAGGAAATCACGGCAATGCAATTTATTGACAACAACAATCTCTATGATAAATTAATGGAGTTGATTTAATTGGATTCCAAAACTCAAATTAAATTATTTAAAAAAATATGTCAAAGGCACATCGAGGGTGACTATATCTTCGATGTGTTGACCTTTAAAGAAAAAGATATAAAAAGCTATTTGTATAAATTATATCACAGCAAAATAATCCAATTAGCAAGATATGAAAATAAATTTGGATTTGCTTTGAGTGAAATAGGATTGGAAACACCAGACTTTTTAGTAATGTCAAATTATGAGCGGCAAAACAATGATATAATTTATCTTTCAGAAAAAGAATTTTTCAACCAACACGAAGAATGGCTAAATAAAGAATTTGATTATCTTTTAGATATCTTTAAATTGGATTGGAAACACAGTGTCAAATTGGTTAGAGGGTCAGATTTATGTTCGTATCCTATGTTTGAATTAGTCAGACCTAAAATTGGCAGTTATCAATATATTCTCTTTGATGATAAATGGTTTTTGGGAGCAACGCAATTTAGAAATGTTTTAAATTTAACGCGCAAAGTTCATTTGGGAATTTATCAAGAGGGTATTACTATGATAACGCCCCCATTTCTTTTAACACAAATGTATAGTAAAGATATGGCTTTAACAATATTAGATAAAGCAGCAGGAACAAGAGCGGATCTTATTCTTTGCGAAATGGCAGAAAAAATAATTCCCATTATGGAAGAAACAAAAAGAATCGAGGTGGCAGATGTCTGGATTGAACCAAAAGCATATAATTTTCACAGGTAACTGTAATACTGAATTTGCAAAATATATAAGAGGACATTACGGTATACCAACAGAAAAAATACAAATTACCAGAATGAATTTAACGGAAGCTTTGAGCTTTAGAAAAGAGGCAGGAGAGGAAAATGTCATGATATTTGATATTGAAGATAATGCAATATCAAAAAAATATGGATTTAATGTCAAGAGTATCACTTATGGATATAAAAATCCAAAAATCTTTAAATTAATATGTGACTGGATCTACAAGGAGATTAAAAAGAAATGGGCGAAATATTTAAAATGATGTTTACATTCTATCTATGGAATGTTCTTATCTATGAAATTATACTGTTACTATTTTGTTTTAAAACTTATTATTATTTTGAAACAGACCACGTTTTCATTCCATCAGAATTAAGTCTGGCTGGACTAATTCCACTTAGTCATTTAGAAATGGGCTGGACGCTATTAGAATTGTTATTTATGAATGGGGATTTGTTTTGTGAAATTATGAGTGAAAATTATGAGGAGGAAATTGAGAAATGAGTATTTTAATTACAGAGAACAAACAAGTTGTAGACACTGAGACTGGAGAACTTTTAAACAGATTTGAACATAGAAGAAGAAACTTTGTCTGGTTTAATTACAACATCAATGAGTTAACTGATAAAGGTTTCAACAAAGCGGATATTTTTAGAATTTTTTATTTAGCAACATTTATTGATTATAGTAATATGCTAAGATGCGATAACCATAAATGGACAAAAGATGATATTAAAAAAGAATTAAGATTACCTGATAAGACTTTTTATAGATTCTTTAATAAATTAATTCAAAATGAAATCCTATTTGAAAATCCAAATGGAAATTATAGAGTTAATGATAAATATTTTTACAAAGGCAATGTAAGAAAAGGATGGTCTCCAAGAGTCTATTGTGACAAATTGCAACAAATCTATAGAAATGCAAAGACTGCCGACCATACAAGATTAGGCTGTGGATTTGCAATCATGCCTTGTGTGAATTTAAAATATAATATTGTTTGCAACAATCCATTGGAGTTTGAATTAGATAAGATTGAGCCATTGGGAATAACCGACATTCTTAAAGAATTAAAAACTAAAAATCTTTCATCGGGTGATTTTTTAAAGGGGCAAGATATTATTAAAGAATATTATGGTGGGTTTTATATTAATCCAGAAGTGCTCTTAATGGGTTTTGATTATTAAAATTCTCCCCTTTTGACACAAAGTAATACGATAAACAAGGGTTTCTCCTAAATTGACAATTTTATTGAACCCGCAAACACCGATAAACATCGCATTTGTAAGGGGTCTAAAAAAAACAGTGTCAATAGGGGAAAAATTTAAAAAATAAATGCGATAAATATGGGATTCTTCATTTTGAAAAAACATAAAAAATCTCCCTTTTTGACAATGATAAAAATGCCGATTGTGACGATAAATACCGTTACGGTTGGCATTTTTTATTGTTATGTCTCCTCTATAATATAGCCAGCGCCGCGTTACCCTCAGCGTCGCAGCTCGGCAATATTATAGTTTTTCCTTGAATCCGAGATTCTGCGGAAACGGCAGTCCGAATATTATATATTATAATATTTGTTTGAAAAGTGCAAAGCACTTTGAAAACAAAACGGTGTGGCGGTAGCCACAGACAATGTTATTATAGTATTACAGTAATGTCATATTATTAACAAACTTGAATAATATTCTATAAGTATAGCTATCATTTTATCATAATAGACTTTAAAACCAAAAGGCATATGATATGTCACATATATTATATATAATTCGTTACATCAATATGAAGTATCCTCTCTTTTTCTCTAACGAGAAAAATCGAGGTTATTTTCTCAAGCTAAAGCTTTCGAAAATAATATATATTATATAACAATCCAGTAAAGTACAAATTTTTAAACAATATAATATATTTAGATATTTTAAGAGAATATTATAATATTGTTATCTATAACATTATCATATAATATAAATGTATAAATATTAATTTTAAAGTTTATAATATTTAGAACTATAATTAATATCATATACAATAATAATTGTTAAATAGAAATATTAATATATCATCATGATATCTACTAAAATTATTGAGTATAAATTTCAATAGCATTTGCTGAATATAATATTTATATAATTTATAATACATTATTATTTGTGTGTTTATTGAAATTTATTAGCATTTGTAATGTGTAATATAATATTTATTGAATATAAATTTTAATAATTATTTAGGTTAATATTCATTAGCATTTACTAAATGTAATAGCTACTCACGTTTTCAAAAAGTTAATATTTTACATTTTTGGAAAATACCCCCAGTTATGGTAGAAAATACCATAAACAAGGGATTTTAAAACAATACATAATAGTTATTATGTATCGAATAATAATTATGTATAATATTTATATATTATCAGACTGTAAAATGTTTACAAATATGTAAAATACTTCCATTAAGTACAATAAATGGTACTTATTAGTTACATGATTTTTCATGTATGCCTATAGGTGAACGCTCGTTTACTTTATGGTAATCGGACGCATGAAATATAAGAAATACTAATACTCAATATATATCAGTATTAACCTATACTAATACTATCAAATGTGATACATATACCTCTATTATACACTATATAATATTTACCATATATCATAATACACTATACTACATATTGTATATAATACACTATATTATATTATATATTGATATAATATATACTATTATATATATAATATATACTATATACATACATATAATATATGCTATACTACATACAACATATCATATATATATATCCTGCTAATATTATATAATATTGTTTCACGTGAAACAGAATATCAATAATATATAATATAGAATATTAAACCATAATATAACAGTATGATATAATCTAATATAGCATATTATATCAATATAAATATTAATAATATATCGAATATCAATAAATGCAATATAATTCCGTGAAACACGATAAATAAGGCATTTTTCAAGCCTTTAAAATCTGTTTCACGCTATGCATAAATTACGCCTAATATAAATATATGTTAAAATATTTCAATCAGGTTATACGCTATATAAACGATATGCAAAATATTGTTATCATGAAATATAAAAAAATATTGCATAAATGAATAAATATTAATTCTATAATGTTATAAATAGTCTGATAATTATATACAATAAAAAAATAACGCCTATTAAAGGCGTTATAAATTAATCTTTTCTATATCATACAAATAAACCGAATGATGCCTTTTAACATAAAATCTGCCAGTATTTGACAAATTCCTAACAGGCTTATATTTACCGTCAAACTTCAAATTGCAATATTTTTCCATTGCTTCTTTTGGGCTATTTGCACCGATGCAAACATTTTCACGCCCCAAAAAATTTAAGTCATCAATTAAATAATATTTTTTCATTATATAACGCCTCCTAATAATACATATATAAATAAAAACAATCTAATTGCTGGACGGAGCAGGATAAAAAACGCCCCGACTCCGATAGCTTCTATAAAAAAGATTTTTGCTTCCTCATCCATTTTTTATCATCCCTTCTAAATCTTTAATAACTTTTTCTAATGCGGTTAGATAGCCGAGATGGTATAAATTACCACGGGGGGAACAATATATCTCTTCTATAGTATCAAAATCATTTTGATACTGCATTAATAAATCTTTTAAATTCATTCTTTAGCCCTCCATTCCTAAACACTCTGATAATAAAATTTTATATTTATCTATAAAAAAGTATGCGCCGTCATTTGTATAATAAATTTTACATTTATGATATCTTTGAGCGTCTTTTCCACCGTACCAGCAGTTAGAAACGCAATAAATAAAATCGTTTATGCCGTATTCAATGCCCTTTATTTCTAGTCCGCCAAACCCGCTATAATATGCAATGCTTTTCCTGTTTTCGCAATATTCTTTTTTAGTCATTTTCCAGCACCTCTTCCATAAATTTTTTTTGTAGTTCCTGCAATGCTTTGCGCGCTTCTTCATAGCTATAATTATAACGGATTTTTCTTGCTTCTTTTTCGTATTTTTCCCGCAGTTCATAACTTGGGCGAATTTTTCCAAAAGGGGCATAGCCTGTTACGATAGCGACACCGCGCCCCATGTCGTAAATGTCCGCCGCCCAACCCTCACGGCGTACTGTATATGCGATTGGATTTTCATAGTTTAGTAGATATTGTAATTCGCAATACGGAATACAAATAATTTTACTAAAATTTTCCTTAATCGCTTTTTGTGTCGTTTTAAACTTCATCTTCTTTTTCCTCCTCAATTTTAATTTTTTTAACAGAAACTTCAAAAAATCTTAGTTCCTGCCTTTTTTTATCATATTCCAACTGCAATTTTTTTCCAGAGTTTAGCATCTTGTCAATCTCTGGAAAACTTCGCCCGTTTATTCGCATGGTAATTCCTCCCAATCTTTTTTGGATATTTTAGGCATGCCCAGCGTTATTAAAACTTGGTTAATGTGTTTTATAGTCGTTGCGGAATATCCGCTCCAATATCTGTGCAATTTGCCATTTTTCACCATTGCTACAAGTGTGCTATAGCTGTAATTTTTTACCTCTTCCGCGTCTGTATCACAAAAAAGATTATTTTTGTTTATAATCATTATAAAACCCCCTTTTTTTAGTATTAATACAAATCTCTCAATAATTCTACTTGGCTTAAAAAATCAAAATCACTTACTTTACAATATTCTTTGGTATTCCAAAAATTGCTACTTTTACTATAGTACCAATGCTTAAAAGCGCCGTTTGTCATTGGCTGGGCGACCCAGCGCCCTTCTTTATATCAAATGAAGTAGTCCACTGTATCATGTCCAGCAAATTTTATCGCCACGCACAAATCATTACTAAACCAAAAGCTTACATCGCCGTTTCTATGCTGTTTCATATGCATTTTTTGTCTCTCCCCTTTTTTATTTTTGTAGTTACTGTCTCTTGACTACATATATATAGTACCACATACAGTTAGACTTGTCAATGACTTTTTAGCTTTTTTTACATAGTCTTTTTTTTATCATTAAAATAAATTAAATTTATATACTTTTGTCCAGTGTCATAATATACTATATCTGTCAAGCAAACTTTACATTTTACGCATACTTATGCATTACTATTAATATTTATGCAATATTTTACAATATTTACAAGCGTTTTAATGCGGTATTTATCGCGTTTTTCGCTAAAATGCGTTTTAAGCTTGTATATTTTTTTTTAAAGGGTATTTATACTTTGTCGGCATTTTAGACGGCTTAAAATCGATTTTAGACGTTTGCATTTTTTGATTTTTTTACGAACGCAAAGCCGGATCTTTTTTATCGGATAAAACATTAATTTTATTTATAGTTATATATATAAATTTAATGATATTTTTGTAGAAAAACGCTTGACAAGATCTCTAATTTGTTATATAATCTTTATAATGAAATAATACGGACGGACTGGATAGAGTTTCCAGATCTTGTCAATGGTATGGCGATTACTGGAAGAGGTCAAGTGCGGCGCAAGTACCGCACCTATAAAATTTTAGGAGGTCATACCTTTTATTATGCTTTTTTATAGGATAAATTTTACGGATAGTTACTATTGATAAATTTTATTTTATAAAACTCATTGATAACTATTATATTATAACTGATATAGTGATTATAAAAATAACTTGTTTATTTGTAAAAATTTGGCAATTTGTAAAAAATTGGAAATTGTAAATTTTTGGGAATTGTCAGAATTTGGAAATAATATCAAGATAAGTCAAATGGAGGGTAATCGCGAAGCTAAAATTTTCGGGGGGGGATTTTGAGGTAATCGCGAGATTAAAAATTTGCGGGGAAATAAATATATTAACTTTAATATTTAACATAAAGATTGTTTATTATCTAATCATGATAGTTTAAAAGCTATTATGATTTTTTATTTTATCTTGTTTTATTTATAAATTTATTTTCTTTTATTAATAAATAAATATATAAATAAATTGTTAAAATGTTATTGACTTTTATTTTATGTTTAATTATAATAAACACATAAAGTTAAACAAATAAAAAAATAAAAGGAGTTGTTGAATTGTGGAAATGATGAGCTTAAAATGTGCAAAAAGGAATGGTGCTTTTACGAATTGTATGGTAGATAATGGGAGAATTGTGGCGTTTCAAGGCAAAACTGGCAGATGGTTTTATCCAATGGAAAGCATGGATTATCGTGGAATTTCTACCGATAAATTTCAAGAAGCAAAGACTTACGCTTTTTATTCCGATGAAGAGTGTCAAAATCGCGGAGTTTATGCTATTGATAAACCATTAGTTATTGAAAATGATGGCTCTTGTGGATTTTGTTGGTATTATGGATTTGACGAATAATAATAATAAATGAAATTCTAAAATAAAAATCAAAAATTGAAATTAAAATTTAAAAACGAAAATCAAAATCGAATTTTAAAATTGAAATCGAAAAGGAGAAATCAAAATGGAAAAAATTAAACGAAACGGCAAAGAAATAATCATTCCAACAACAATTAAAGGTTGGGAAAGTTTACGAAATGGAGAGATTTACGAAAACTATGTAGCAGCATATAACTATTTCATGTTTGACAAAGTGGATACTAATTGTTTCGAATGTCCTGAAAACTGTGGAGGAAATCCGATGCCTTGTGGTCAGCAGAAATGCTGGGTTGATTGTTGTCACGAATATAGAGAGGAGAATTAAAAATGCGACATTTAAAAGTTATAGAATTTGAAAATGGAAATTTAAAATCCGAAACGGTTTACAAAACAAGAAATGTATTATATAAAGACGAGCTGATTGATTATCTAAATAAGACAATTCATAATCTTTACGGAAACGAAAATCAAAATTCAGATTGGGAATTAAAAATTGGTTCAAGAAAGTCAATTAAAGCCCAAGATTTAATATGTTAAACGCACAAAAGCAAGGCTAAAATCAACGCAAATTAACTTTAGGTATAAATTATCGTTGGATAAAATTAGACGGCTTAAAATTTAAAATAATGGACTTTGCACAATAATATCTAATAGTATTCATAAAATAAAAAGTGTTGACGTGCGCCTTTTGTAATGCTATAATAAACACATAAAATAAAACAAAGGGAGAGGTAAAAAATGAGAACAATTAAAGTAACATACGATAACGGAGATAGCATCATAACAAACATCAACGGCACGGAGTCCGAAATAAGAAATTATTATATTGGCAACATATTTAATATAGGCACTTGTGAAGATTGCCTTGTAAAAGCTGTTAGTGTTAAATTTTTAGAATAAAGGAGAGTCAAAATGAATGAATTAAAAATTTTTGAAAATGAAGAGTTCGGAAGTTTAAGAACAATGGAGATTGACGGTAAAATTTATTTTGTTGCAAAAGATGTCGCAGGAATTTTGGGGTATTCCAATCCAAGAAAAGCTATTAGTGACCATGTGGACGAAGAAGATAAGGGGGTAACGAAATGTGACACCCTTGGAGGAAATCAAAATTTAACAATTATTAATGAATCGGGTCTTTATAGTTTGGTATTGTATAGTAAAATGCCCAATGCAAAGAAATTTAAACATTGGATTACCGCAGATGTATTACCGTCTATCAGACAATATGGAGCATATTTGACACCCGATACTTTAGAAAAAGCAATTTTAAATCCAGATTTTATTATTCAATTAGCAACAAGTTTAAAAGAATATCAAGAGGAAAATAAAAATCTAAAACGAGAAAATCAAACTATGCTTCCAAAATCACAGTTTTACGATGAAATCTGTGACAGAAACTTATTAACAAATTTTAGAGATACAGCTAAAGAGCTCAAAGTGAAAGAAAAAGAGTTTATTAAATGGCTTGAAGATAACAAGTATATTTATCGTGATAATAGAAACAATATTAAACCTTATAGTCAATATTGTGTTGAGCCGAAAAGATTTTTTGATATAAAAGATTATAAAACTGACAAATTTACTGGACAACAGACGTTTGTAACAATTTTAGGCAAAAATGAATTTAGAATAAAATTAATCGAGGAGCATAAGAATAATGGATGAAGAATATATCCTTAATATTTTAACACACTACATTTCGGTTGTTGAAAGAGAAAGAAGTAACACAGTATTTGGAGTATTTTTAAAAGGCTCTCAAAATTATAATTTAGATACAGAAGAAAGTGATATAGATGCTGTTGCTTTATTGATTCCCACGAAAGATATGTTAATATCAAATCTAAAGTTAAATCCTCATAGTATTACCTCTCAGTATGGAATTATTTCGGTTATGGACATAAGAGATTTTGGAAAAGGTTTACTTAATGGGAATCCTCAAATGTTAAAAATATTAAATACTAATTTTTATATCATTAAAAATAACTCTTACCATATTAAATGGATTAATTTAAAATTATTTAGTAGTGATTTTGAATATATAAATCGGAAGAGCGTGACCCAAGAAGAACTTTAGAATCATTAAAAGGTCAGGCAAAAAGTTATTATAATAATTTTAAAAAGAGTAAAGAAATAGATGGAAAAAATTTAATGCACTTGGTTAGATTAAATAATCTAATAGGCAATTATTGTTCTGATTATGATTACAGAAAAAAATCATTTGCTTCTAAGATGAAAAATCCTTCAGAACTCACGAGTTTAAGAAATGTAGAGAAAACGAAAAATATAAATTCCTATGCTGACTCCTTACTGGAACATTTAATGACATTTTCTTTAAAGTTTCTTTACCCTATAGATTATGACACACCAAGTAGAGAAATTGATAATTTTATTTTAGATTTGATACGCGAGGAGTTGAAAATTAAATGAATGAAAAATGTATCATTAGCAATCTATCAGAGACAAAATTCATCAAGCAGGGTAAAAACTCTTTGGAGATAGTCGCAAAACAAGAATTAGCGACAGAATTTAAACCGCTTAAAGCTCAAAATATCTTAATTAATCTGCCAAGTGGCTTTAAAAGAACCGATAATTGGAAAATAATCAAATTTGAAAACGAAATTTCTCAAAATCAAATTGATTATATCGAAGAAACCGCAAATCAGCCTTATCAACAATGTTTTGATATTGATATGACTTATGATAAGCATCAAATTTTAGATGTTTTAATTAAAACAATTGAAGAAAAAGACAATGAATACCAAAGATTAAATAATCAACTAACAAAAGTATCAAGAGCTATTACAGACTATAATCATTTTAAAGAAATAAATGCAGGAAAACGGTCGGCAAGTCAAAGATGTAAAGATGACATATTTTACAGTCAGTTGTTATCACAAAGACGAATTATCAAACAAGAAATGCAATTATTAGAATGGATTGACGAGTTGCTTAATAATGAAAAATATTATAAGATTATTGATAAATACCGTAATTTTGAGAAGTGCAATTATGTACCAAGAGAATTAGATGATCTGTTTAAAACAGGTCAATTCCCAGATTTTAAAGAGTGGTACAATAAAAAATAAAAATTAACAATAGAAAATCGAAAGTAGTTTTGAGAAATATCCACTATATATGAAAGCCTATATAAAAGCGTTTGACAAAATGTTGAAAACCCGATATGAAAATAACATGAAAACAAAATGGAATGATAGTCTGGAAGTGTTTGATTGGTGGGTATATAATAATGCTTATATTTCCAAAAAACGTCTTTCTAAATATCCAGCAGAATGTTCAGATTGTCAGTATTTAGGACATAAATTGATATGCGAATTTTATTGCGAACATAACGAAATTGACAGAGGTTTTTTAAAAGATGTATAAAGACAAATAATAATATTAATAAACAATCAAATGTTGACAAATTTCTCTCCTTGGTTTATAATAAGCACATAAGATAAATCAAAGGAGATATTAATATGAAAGAGTTAGAAATGTTTCTGGATAGTTTGAATAGCAACAATACAAAAGAAGCGTATAACAGAAATATCAACAGTATGTTATCTTTTGTCGAGAAATCAATTACCGATATTAGACTTGCCGATTTAATTTCTTGGCAGAACAGTTTAAGTAATCTGTCAAGCGCAACACAAGCCCAACGTATTAATGCGATAAAATCATTTTTTAAATTCTTATACGACATTGATTATATTCAGAGCAATCCTGCCGAAAAATTACATACGGTAAAGGTTGTTAATAAACCTAAGGATTATATCAATGACGAACAGGTTTTAAATATGATTGAAACCGCAAAGAACAAAAGAGATAAGGCGATTATCGCTTTGTTGTTTAGCACAGGATTGAGAGTGAGCGAATTGATTAATATTGAATTAGATGATTTACAGGGTGATAGCTTATTTATTCAAACTAAAGGCGGTAAATACCGTGAAGTATTCATTAATGACAGTTGCAAGGGAATAATTAATGAGTATTTAAAAGTCAGAAAAGCTGGATGCTCAAAATTATTTGTTTCAAATCAACACACTCCAATGTTAAGAGCGAATATTAATAACTTATTAACTAAAGTTAAAAAACAGTGCAATATCAAAGAGAATGTAACTCCACACAGTCTTAGACATACTTTCGTAACTGATATCGCAAAAGAATATGGGGTAGAGGTTGCAAGAGATGTTGTCGGACATTCAAGCATTGCTGTGACTAACAGATATATTCATTCCAACAGAGAAGAAATTAAAAAAGCAATGTTAGGTGTTCAGTTATGAAGAGAATTGTAATATTATTATTGGGGTTATTGATAATTTCTTTAACTCCAATAATGATAACGGATATTGTAGTATACAATGAAGAAATTGAAGTTTACGATAATGAGCCGACATTAATTGAAATTGAATTACCACAAGGTAAAGACACAAAAAACAAAACCTATATGGATTATAAACTCATTACAGATAAATCATCTCCTCAATATAAATTCATTCAAGAAAATTGTAGAGTATCAGCTAACGGATTTCTAATGGTTGATGATGAATGGTATTGTGTAGCTTTGGGCAATTATTTTTCAGATAACATAGGAACAAAATATATTATAACATTAGAAAATGGAAATCAAATTAAAGTTGTCAAAACGGAAATTAAAGATAATTTACACACTTGTGATTTGAATTATCAACATAAGATTGACGGTTCGGTAATAGAGTTTTTATTAGATGTTACAAAGCTCCAAGATAAAAAAACACAAAATGGTTACTTATGGAATGGTAACTTGAATAATGTTGATGAATTTAAAGGTGGAATTATAAAAATCGAAAGGGTAATTGAATGAATTAGCAATAATTCTGATAAAGATTTAAGTTAAAGGGGAAAGGTGTTAATATGGCATGCAAAAGTTATTTAGGTGTGCGTTGTATTGACGGCAACTGTCCAGTGATTTTTGCCGAACAGTTTCCAAAATATGGCTATGAAGGAATACACGGTTGTGAAGAATGTGGGTTATATGACGGTTGTATTGGGTGTATTTGGGAAAATATGAATGTTTGTATTAAATATAAAAATATAAGAGAGGTGCAATGATATTGAACTGGATTAGTGTGAAAGATAAACTACCAAAAGAAAGCACAACGTATATTGTATATACACATTGGGGACTTTCAGCAAAAGGACGGGTTTGGTGCGGTAATACAGTTGTTGTTGCAGAATATATTCTTGGTATGTGGTGGTATTGTAATAGATATGATATAACAAATAATGTCACGCATTGGATGCCATTGCCAGAACCACCACGAATGGATGGTGAATAATGAATAAAAACGAGGTGTTATACAGAATGTTGTATGAAGAAGTAGAAGAGAGTGTCAAACTTGACTTTTTAGATAATTTAATTGACGCTTATATTACTATATACATTAAGTTACAAAGGTTAAATAATAAATTAGATAAAGAACAGGAGGTAAAGCAAAATGAGACTGATTGACTCAGATGAAACAATACGCAGGATAGAAGAAAATATACAAGCATATTACAAAGAAGGTAGCGGCGGTTATTATCTCGCCGAAGATACCGTAGATGAAATAAACGTCATGCCAACAGTAGATATTAAGTCTACAAAACATGGACATTGGGTTGAATATTCAAAACCACATTATTTTAAATGTAGCGAATGTAAATATATTGTGCCATACAGAAAAGCGGTAAGTGTAAATGGAGAACGAGAATATGATTATTGCCCGAGTTGCGGAGCGATTATGGATTTAGAGGAATAAAAATAATATAGAAAAATGAGGAATAAACAATGCAATATCAAGGTGGCAAATCAAGAATTTCAAAACAAATTGTGACGATTATCGAGAAAGAGAGTAATTGTGATACGTTAGTTAGCTTATTTTGTGGTTCTTGTTCAATCGAAAGTAAAGTCAATATTTCTAACAAGATTTGTAATGACAAACATCCATATTTAATTGCAATGTTACAAGGATTATAAAATGGCTGGACACCGCCAGATGTCATTACAGAAGATGAATATAAATATATTCGAGAACACAAAGATGAGAACCCTGCACTAACTGGCTTTGTTGGGTTTGGGTGTAGCTTTGGAGGTAAGTGGTTTGGAGGGTTAGCAAGGAATAAAAAGGGTGATAATTATTGTGCAAGGGCAAATAGAAGTTTACTAAAAGATTTTGAAGGACTAAAAAACGCACAATTTACTTGTTTAGATTATAGAGATGTTCCAATTCCAAAGGGTGCAATAGTCTATGCTGACCCTCCCTATGAAAATACGACTGGATATTCGCTTGGTAAATTTGATAGTGATGAATTTTGGGAATATATGCGTGAGTTATCAAAGGAACACACAGTTTTAATTAGCGAGCAAACCGCTCCTGATGATTTTGAGCGTATATGGGAACAAGAATTAACAAGAATATTAGATGTAAATAAAAAAAATAATTTTAAAATTACAGAAAAACTTTTTAAATGGAGAGGATAAGAGAATGAAAGATTGGACTGGCAACAACAAATCTATTTTTACTTGCAACGGAGCAAGCAATCATTCTGACGAAGAACGACAAATTGATGATTATTATGCTACAGAACCAAAAGCGGTTGAATTATTATTAGAGCAAGAAACCTTTTCGCCTTATGTTTGGGAAATTGCTTGTGGGGAAGGACATATTTCTGAAGTATTAAAATCTCATGGCTATAAAGTACGTTCTACCGATATTGTTAACCGAGGATATTCCGATACGGAAGTTAGAGATTTTTTTGATATTACCAGAGATGAAATTAAAAATGAAATTTCCAGAGATATCATTACTAATCCACCGTATAAATGTTTTTCTGACGACACAGAGTGTTATACAAAAATGGGATGGAAAACGTACAAACAATTAAATTATAATGATGAAATTCTTAGCGTAAATCCAAAAACACTTGAATTAGAATGGTCAAGTATAAATGAAATCTTTCATTATGAAGTAAACGAAGACGTATATCATTTTAAAAAATCACACATGGATATTCTTTGTACAAAAGACCATAGGATGTTTGCCTATAATAAAGATGGTATCGTATATAAAGACGATGACTTAATTCTTAGCCAAAATATACGTACAAGTCATTTTATCCCAAGGACAGGGTATTCGTGGAATGGAAACAAAGAAGATTATTTTATTTTACCAGCCATAAATGGAACATCTTATAATCAACCTGTATATAAAGATGAAATTAAAATCCCAATGGAATACTGGTTGAAATTCTTTGGTATGTGGTTAGCGGATGGATATTGCCGACATACTAAAAATTCACAAGGAAATCATAGAAAAACAACAGGGATAAAACAAAAGGCAGATAATGCCGAAGTAATTAGACAAATTTTATCCAAACTTCCTTTTGATTATAAAGAATATGAGGATAAAAAACAGAAAAATCCATGTATTAATTTTGAAATACACAACGAGCAACTATGGGAATATTTAAAGCAATTCGGAAAGTCATCTGAAAAATTCATTCCTCGCGAAATCAAAGAATTAGATATAAATTTATTAAATATTTTCATCGATTCTTATTTTAATGGAGATGGCTCAAAATATAAATCTCCTGTAACTAAAAATATTGTCGGACGTATATATAGAACCATATCAAAACATTTGGCTGAAGATATACAAGAGATATTATTAAAATTAGGATATTTGTCTCATATAACAACACAAGAATACACTATATTAAGTGGTGAAAAAACAAAGCTATATACAATTTTATATTCGCCTAATTCACATTATAATAAAATATTTTATCCGAGTGCCAAAAAATCAGTCAAACATTACAATGGTGGCGTTTGGTGTGTAAATTTAAACAAAAATGGTGTCTTTTTATTAAGGAGAAATGGTAAAGAGTTTATCAGTGGGAATTGCGCCCAATCTTTTATTCAGCACGCTTTAGACATTTCATCCGATGGCACTAAAATAGCCATGTTTTTAAAATTGACATTTCTTGAAAGTAAATCTCACAAAGAATTATTTAAAAAATACCCATTCAAAACTTTATATGTCTCATCTTCCAGATTGCAATGTGCTAAAAATGGCGATTTTGAAAAATATAGCAAAGGTACTGGCACAGCAGTAGCTTACGGTTGGTACGTTTGGGAAAAAGGGTTTAAGGGTGATCCAATTATTAAATGGATAAACTAATAGGAGGTTAAGATGAATTACAACGAGTTTGAAATGATAATGAATAAATTAAATGTTTCTTTTCTGGCATTAGATTTATATTCAGATTATTTTTCGCAAGATTTTTATGAAGAGAGCGGTATTTACATGATTTTAGATAATAATGTTGATTTATTAACATTATTTTTTAGAAACAATGATTGTTCTATCAGAGATGAAATTTTTGATTGTTTGCCGATTGTAGATGATGACTTTGAAATTAAAGTCGCTAATATTTATGACAAATTACAAGAAAGCAATAGAAATAATTGTTTAACTCAAGATGATTTTTGTCGCCAAATGGATGGATTAATCTCTTGTTCAGATTATATGGATAATTTTAAATTGATTTTTGGCGATAATGGTAGATTTATTGGCTTCGTAAATGACCTAATCGAAACAAATCTCGATTTATTAATTAAATTAACTAACGATGAGGAAGAAATTTTATATAACACCATTAGCAACTACAAAGAACGTAATTATACAAAAGACGATTTAATTAATATATATAATGAATTAATAGAGGAGGATAGCGGCATTGGAAACAATAGATTTTTTTGAAAAACTAAGATATATTTGCAACCGATATCATGGCGATTGCTTTAGATGCCCTTTAGAAAAATGTTTTATCGGAATGTATTTATATTCAGATTGTGAATTAAAAGAATTTATAAAAGAGGTTGAAAATTTTTAATGAAAACAAAATTCAATTTTATTTTAGACGATTGGAAAAGGGTAAAAAATCATTGTAGAACAACCGATAACAAAGACTTTACCGAAAAAGAGCCAACAGAAAAATTCAAATATCAACTTTTAATTTCCGAACATTCACCTATTAGATTGTTAGAGTTTGATTGGACATGGAGTGATATTCCGTATTGGGTTAGTACGGAGCATAGCCGACACAAATATGAAAAATTTATCAGTACACAAAGAGATGATAGATTGATTGACGATACCCCAAGAGGCGAAAAACCACAAAATGCGCCAGTGAATTATGACGGATATGCTAATATGCAAAATTTGATTGATATGTGTCGCAAAAGATTATGTTATCAGGCTACAAAAGAAGCAAGAGAATTAGCAGAAGATTTAAAGATTGCATTACATGAAACAAATCCGTTAGAAGCTGATGTTTTAGTTCCTAATTGTATTTATAGATGTGGTTGTCCAGAATTTAAAACCTGTGGATATTTAAAGCGTTTCTTTGATTGGGCAGCAAACAATAATCCCGATGTAAATTTAGCCAACATTCAAGATAGATATGATGCTTATAACGCATTTTTTTATAAAAATGTAAAAAAATAGCTTTACAAACATAGAAAAATGTGTTAATATAAAGTATATCAATTTTAAAGGAGAGATTTAATTGTCAAAAAGTATTTTAATTGAAGGTTTGCAAGCAAGTGGTAAAACGTGTAGTTTACGGAATTTAGACCCTAAGAAAACATTCTTCGTAAACTGTGATGGAAAATTTGACCCATGGAAAGATTTTAGTAAAAATTACAATGCGAAGAACAAAAACTATTTGAAAACAAAAGATTTTGACAAGATTTTAAACCTGCTCGATGTTATTGGTAAAGAGCAAACGCAGATTAAATATGTTGTCATTGATACAATTTCAGCAGCTATGGTTGCAAGGGAAATGTTGGACACCAAATCCAACAATGGTTTCCAAAAATGGTCAGACATTGGCTCGTTTGGCTATGGTATTATGGAAAAGGCAAATGAATTAAGAGACGATTTGGTCATTATCATGGTAGGACATACAGCAGTTAATGACGAAGGATTTGAAACATTAGTAACCAACGGAAGAAAGCTTGAGAAGATTAATTTAACAGGGTATGCTTCGCTTGTCTTATTAACACGGCACGAGGACGGACAATATAAATTTATTCTGCGTTCCGAAAATTCTTCTGCTCGTGTTCCTATGGGGTATTTTGAAGATAAAGATGAAATTGAAAATGATATTGTATTAGTCCTTAAAGAATTAGGTTGGGAATATTAATTTAAAGAATAAGAGGAGATAATAAGATGAAAAAAATTAGCTTAGAGAATGTCGAAGATTTGAGTACCAGTAGTTTTAAACAGTTGCCAGCAGGCGGTTATGTTTGCACTATTAAAAAGATTATTGACCATGAAGATGAAGAATATTTAGAAGTTCAATATGACATTGTTAAAGGCGAATATAAAGGTTACTGGACGAATTTTGAAAAAGAAAAGGGTTGGGCAAATAACACCTTTAGAGTATATTATCGAGAGGGAATGTCTTTAAGATACTTTAAGTCCTTTATTACTGCTATCGAAGAGTCAAATAAAAACTTTAAATTTGACGGAGTTCATGAAAAAACCTTAGAAAAGAAATATATTGGTTTAATTATTGGCATTAGAGAATATCAAGGGAACGACGGACGAATTAAAACGAGGGAAGATGTGAGATTTTATCGTTCGATGAAAACAATCGAAAGTGGCGATTTTACAATTCCTGAATTACAAAAATTAGATAATTCTGTTCGTGTTAACAAGCCAAAAGAAGTAAAAAAACAAGAAGAAGAGGAAAATTTTGAAGATATTTTCAGTGGTAGTGGTAATGACAATAGCAACACTGATACTGAAGATGATGATGATTTTCCGTTTTAAAAATAAATTTCTAATTTGTGGAAAGTTATCTGAATATAATATAGAAATATCAAGGAATAATATTAAGGCAAAAGTATCAATAAGAAGTAATAAAAAGTATTATTTATGCCATTTCAACATTAATAAGGAATATCAACGACAAGAATATTATAATTTCTTAGGCACTTTTGGTATTCCTTATGAAATGATTAGAGATTTTGACAATGAAAGGTACACAGTTTACACGCAAATCCCCAACAGCTTGTTAGGTGGCGCAATAAATTTAAAACGCTTTAATGGCACTAAAAATCCATCCTCTTTATTGGTTGGGGGAAATGTATTACAAGTGGGTAATAAAACGATTTTTAGTGCTAAATTCCTTGATTTAACATATAAAAATGACTATGAAAAACTAACTGTTGATGCAATCTATATAGGACAAAATAAGTTTTACAATAAAACAAAAGGTAAGTTGAACATTTTAAATTTGAATATGAATAATTGCCAATTTCAAAATGGCTATGTATATCAATTAGAATTAAAATATCAATATCCTTATATTGATAATGACAAAGCCCATAATTATCAAGAGCCAAACCTTTTTATCTTTGGATATA